CCGATCTGTACAAACAACTACGCATTAAACTATCTTATCAGCGGATATTTTGATCGCGGTATTCCATTGGGCAAAGTCACAGTATTTGCGGGTGAGAGCGGTGCTGGTAAATCATTTATCTGTTCGGGTAACCTAGTTAAGAACGCACAAGCACAAGGCATCTACCCTATCTTGATTGATACAGAAAATGCACTTGACGAAAAATGGTTACACGCACTAGGTGTAGATACAAGTCCAGACAAGTTGTTGAAACTTAACATGGCCATGATCGACGATGTGGCAAAGACCATCACAGAGTTCATTGCAGAATACAAAACCATGGATGAAGCAGATCGTCCTAAGATCTTGTTTATCATAGATTCTTTAGGTATGTTACTGACCCCCACTGATGTTAACCAGTTCCAGGCTGGGGATATGAAAGGTGACATGGGTCGTAAGCCTAAAGCACTAACAGCACTGGTTCGTAATTGTGTTAATATGTTTGGCGCCTATAATATTGGTATGGTATGTACCAATCATACATATGCAAGTCAAGACATGTTCGATCCAGATGACAAAATTTCGGGTGGTCAAGGCTTTATCTACGCTAGTTCAATCGTTGTTGCTATGCGTAAGCTGAAGTTAAAACTTGATGCAGACGGCAACAAGACTACAACTGTACAAGGTATTCGTGCCGCTTGTAAGATTATGAAAACACGTTATGCCAAACCCTTTGAAAGTGTGCAGGTTGAGATTCCCTATGAAACAGGTATGAGTCCATATAGTGGATTAGTCGACCTGTTCGAAGCCAAAGGCATGCTCAAGAAAGAAGGTAACAGCCTTGTATACACTACCAAAGACGGTGAGATCATCAAACAGTTTCGCAAGGCGTGGGAACGCAATGAGAAAAATGGACTAGACATTGCCATGGAAGACATTTCAAAACATGGCGAAATTTCCGCTTCAGAGATAACTACTACAGTTGAACCAGACTTGGAGGAAGCCGAATGAAAGAAGATTTAATCGCCGATATATGGAATGTAGTGATTGGTCATATCCCAGAGAAACAACGAGCTGATGTTGCCGCTGATTTTGTTAACACACTGTTAGACCACGGCATCAAAGACTCTGTGTTAGAGTCACTGCAAGGAGTAGATCCCTATCTAGACGATGCCATCGAGTATGCAATCGATGGTGAGGAAATCGAAGAAGAACACGAAGACGACGAGGAATAAATGAATTGGTATGATCGAGTTTCCAAGGATATTTCGAATATTCCCGATGCCGTGGCCTATTATGAAGCTGAATTACTTTCAGCAAAACAAGATGTCCGTGTAACGGGAAGCATCGAGAAAGCCTCTGCGCAGATGCCTGGCATCGTAGAAACTCGATTCAATCAATTGCAAGAAATTGAAGGTATCCTAGAATATCTCAATATCGAACTTCGAAGACTGCGTAGTCAACATTTTCGTAAGTATCTTGAAAACTACCAACGTCAGCTCAGTTCTAGGGACTGTGAAAAGTTCGTGGAAGGTGAAGCTGACGTTGTAGACTTTGAAAAGATCATAAATGATTTTGCTCTGTTACGTAACAAATGGTTGGGCATTATCAAGGCCTTAGATATTAAACAATGGCAGTTGAGTAATATTGTTAAACTTAGAACTGCGGGACTAGAAGACGCTACTCTATGAAAATAGGTATTGTTGGTTTTGGATTTTTAGGTGGTGCAATAGGTTGGGCGTACAGAAATACAGATCTCGTTATTAGAGATCCAAAGTTGCAAGACTCTGCAAGTTTGGATAAATTTGTAGATCGAGATGCTATCTTTATTTGTGTACCTAGCCCAAGTACAGAAGACGGCCACTGCAACACAGCTATCCTTGAGCAGGTATTAAAAGAATTGTTATTTGTAACAATTCAAAATCCCGATGTTATATTAATTAGTAAATCAACAGCATCCCCTAGTACGTATAAACGACTGCAACAAGAATATCCAAATCTCGTACATGTGCCGGAGTTTTTGACACAGGCAAATGCCAATGCAGATTATGCCAATGCAGATTATTGTGTTATCGGCGGCAATTATGATTGGGCAATTAAAGCAAGAAATGTATTGTGTTTTGGTCGAGCATTGACCCACGACAAACATATTATTGTTCCTATCGAAACTGCATCACTATACAAGTACATGATGAATAGTTATCTTGCTGCTAAAGTGACCTTTATGAACGACTTTAAAAAAATTGCCGATGCAGAAGGTGTTGACATTAAAGATTTAGCATATCTAGCAAAACACGATGATCGTATTGGAACAACACACATGGAAGTTCCGGGTCCAGATGGTCAATACGGCTGGGGCGGTGCATGCTTTCCTAAAGATATAGCAGCTATTCAAATGGAAGGGTTAGATTTGGGCGTGGAACTTGAATTATTGAGTCGTGTCGAAGATATCAACAAAAAACACAGAAAAATCCAAGAATAAACTACGCAGATAAATATCTGCATGAAAACTATTGTACTTGTCACTGGAGGATTTGATCCTTTACATTCCGGGCACATCGCCTACTTCCGATCAGCAAAACAACTAGGAGATATTCTAGTAGTAGGTATCAATTCTGATGCGTGGTTGGTTCGTAAAAAAGGCAGAGCATTTATGCCTTGGCATGAACGAATGACTATCGTTAAAAATATCAAAGATGTAGATTTTGTTTTAGAATTCAATGATGATGACGGTAGCGCCAAACAGGCAATAAAATTAGCCAGACAGACATGGCCCGATCATAAAATTATATTTGCCAACGGCGGAGACCGCACAGATGCCAACATTCCGGAAATGGAGTTTGAGGATCGCAATCTAGAATTTCATTTCGGAGTTGGCGGATTTAATAAGGCTAATTCTAGTTCATGGATCTTAGAAGAATGGAAGGCTCCTAGGACAGAGCGTCAATGGGGCTATTATCGTGTATTACATGAAGTACCTGGAATGAAAGTCAAAGAGTTAACAGTTGATCCCGGCAAAAGTCTAAGCATGCAACGACATAATCACCGTGCTGAATATTGGATTGTTAGTGAAGGGCAAGCCATTGTTAATAGAGCAACTCCGTTGGATTTTGAACTGCCGCCTGCAGAACTAAACAAACACGATCAATTACACATCGTCAATCAAGAATGGCATCAACTTACTAATCCCTACGAACACCCATTAAAAATCGTAGAGATACAGTACGGTGAACAATGCGTCGAAGAGGATATAGAAAGAAAATGATTCCAATTTTTATCGGGTACGACCCCCGGGAAGCCATAGCATATCATGTATGCACAAATAGTATCATTAGACATTCTAGTCATCCAGTGAGTATTAATCCATTGGCATTGAATATATTAAAAGACTACGAAGAGAAACATACCGACGGTAGTAATCATTTTATCTATAGTCGTTTCCTTGTTCCTCATCTCATGGAGTACAAAGGTTGGGCAATATTCATGGACGGTGACATGTTGTTGCGAGACGATATCGAAAAGCTGTGGGCATTACGAGACGAGTCAAAAGCAGTTATGGTTGTCAAGCACAACTATAAAACTAAGATGACTGAAAAATATCTTGGTTCTAAAAATGAAGATTACCCCTGTAAAAATTGGTCAAGCGTGATTCTTTGGAACTGTGGACACCCTGCCAATGCTGTGGTTACTCCGGAGTTTATACAAAATGCCACAGGAGCACAGGTACATAGATTCACTTGGTTAGACTCTGAGCTAGTCGGTGAATTGCCAGCAGAGTGGAATTGGTTAGACATCGAATACGAATGGAATCCTTCAGCAAAATTAGTTCACTATACCCTAGGAACACCTTGCTTCCACGAGTTTGCTGATAAGGGCGATTTTACCGACGAATGGCATAGAGAAAAAATTTATGTAGATTATTGTCTACAGCACGGACTATGATTACAAATAAATTTAATTTTTCAGAAAATTTTCTAGATGAGTTCACAGTTATAGATGAAGAGTATGAAGGAGTGAGTATTGATAGAAAATGGCACCTATATCAAGTTTTAGATCTGCCAATGATAAATGGATCAATTTTAGAATTTGGTGTATGGAAAGGAAAAAGCCTTAGAATGATATCAAATCATTTTCCCTCTGAAGTTGTATGGGGATTCGATAGCTTTGAGGGGTTACCTGAAGATTGGTTTACAATTTCTAAAACAGAACCCTCTCATCCAAAAGGCCATTTTCGTATTGATGAGCTTCCTAAATTTGGTAATAATGTTAAATTAGTAAAAGGATTTTTTAAAGAAACACTGCCTCAATGGATACAGAATAATCAATCTGAAATAAAATTCATTCATATCGACAGCGATCTTTATTCAAGTGCTAAGGATATTTTAACTATGTTAAATCCGGTTATCGTACCAGGCACAATTATACTTTTCGACGAATTATATCCTTGGGGCGGCCACGAAATATATTTAGAATGGCAACTCGGTGAATTTAAAGCATTGAAAGAATGGGTAATTGAATACAATCGAGAATTCGAACCCTTGCTGCGAAGCAGACACATGCAATGTTCAATTAGAATTACAAAATGATCTTTCTCAGCAAAGACGGCCAGGATCCCTATATAGATATGTTGGCACAGGGCTGCGGTAAAAAAATCACTGATACTAACGATTTTGATTATGCTGCCAGTTCTGAACCTATTGTGCTGCGCGGCATACTCAAGAAAAAAATCATACATCGTTGCTTGGCCGACGGTAGAACATTTTATTATGTGGATACAGGATATTTTGGCAATGAGATCACTGCTGGTAATCCTAATGGTTGGAAGTATTGGCACAGAATCGTAAAGAACGATCTACAACACAAACATGTCGTGCCAAGATCTGATGATAGATTTAAGAATTTTAAGAAAACAATATCACCTTGGAAAAAAACAGGATCTAAAATATTAATAGCGAAGCCTGATGATAAGCCAATGAGATTTTACGACTACGACATGGACCTATGGCTGCGGAATACCGTTGACACTATCCGTGAACACACTGACAGACCTATAGAGATTAGAGATCGTGCAGCCAAACGCATAGATAGAATACAGCACAACACACTGCAAGAAGCATTAGATGACGATGTATTTGCACTAGTGACTTTTAACAGTGTGGCCGCTGTAGAATCTGTGTTTCACGGTATTCCTGTGTTTACACTAGCACCAACTAATGCAGCTGAACCAATGGGGTTGCAGGATCTTTCACTGATAGAAACTCCTCGTTATCCAGACAGTGACGAAGTTTATCAATGGGCCAGTCATCTGGCCTACGGTCAATTTCACAACAGTGAATTGCGCAACGGCAAAGCCATGGAGATGTTGTTAAATGGAAATTGATGATACATCATGGGAAGGAACCTTTAGAAAATCTATATCAGGATCATCACCTGCTATATTTCGAGGAATAATAAAAAGAAAACATATACATGATTGTCTAAATCGAGGTGAAGATTTCTATTATATGGATACTGGATATTTTGGGAATTTTACTAGCGCAGGAAATCCCAGCGGAAAGAAAATTTATCATAGAATCGTAAAAAACGAATTACAAAAATCTAAAATAGAATCAAAATCTGCAGATAGGTGGCGAGCATTAGTCAAAGGTGATAATAGACTTACCTGGCCGGGGTGGAAAAAAGACGGCAATAAAATTTTATTAATTGTATCTAATCCTAAGTCCTGTCATTATTTCGGATATGATATGCCTCAATGGCTAGATGAAACTGTTGCTACTATAAAACAACACACAGATATGCAAATTGTAATTAGACACAAAGGATCGAGGTCTGCTAGAAACTGTGACAGCATCTATGACGCTTTGGATCAGAAAATTTTTGCCACAGTTGCATTCAACAGCATTGCCGCAATGGAATCTATTGCCTATGGAGTGCCTGCGTTCGTTACTGTTCCTTGTGCGGCAAGTCCCCTAGCTCTAACTGATTTTACAAAAATTGCCACCCCGTGGTATCCGGATTCTTCATTGGTTGCACAGCATTGTCACTCGTTGGCCTACGGTCAATTTACACACGAAGAAATTGCCAATGGCACAGCATGGAAAATATTAAATGAAACTACTACTTAACGACAAAGAAATAGCTAGATTCTTGATTGAATTAGTCAATGTCTCAGATGCCTGCAAACACATTGAATTAGACGAGCGTCACACCGCCGGAATGATTCATTGGATCATAGAAACAAAAAATAAACCCAGATTTAATCTAGAAAAACATAGAGATAAAATCAAACAAAAGATCACTCAAGGAATTCGTAAAGATCTTAAAGCATGGATAGATTTGGTAAATCAACAGATCAGTAATCACAAAGAACATTTTTATAAAAACATACACCGACACATAGATGTTCTTATAGATAGACTGGGAGAAGAGCAAATATTACAACTCTATAAATCCCATCCGAAACAAAATTTTATTAAAACCGTGGGATTTCAAATTGATCCTGCCGCAGAAATGATGCGGCGCAGACATTTTAATTCTGCGGAAGAAGATTGTCTATTACGCAATACTGTAGGTAACGAACAGATACTGGTTAATAAAATAGATCACAATCTACCTTTTTGGTTCATCGATAGCGGATATACTAATTTTATAGAACCCAATAAGAAGTGGCATAGACTAGTAAGAAATCATTTACACTTCAATCGAAATTTTGTAGCCCCAGCCAATCGGTTAGATATTTTCCCCAGTTTTCCTCAACCATGGCGACGTGACGGAACTAAAATTTTAATTGTTGAACCTGGAGAATTTGCTGCTGGTATAATGCATGTGGGGGCCAAAACTTGGGGTCGGCAGGTAGCAGAAGAATTAAAAAAATACACAGATCGCCCTATTGAATTTAGGTCGAAAACAAATAAAAAAACTAGAACCAGCCTATATCAACAGTTATTAACTGGCGATTACTACTGTACCGTTAGCATCAATTCCAATAGTGCCGTAGAATCTATCTGGGCAGGCGTTCCTGCTATTACCTTGAACAAGCATGTGAGTAATCCTGTGACAAAGAGTAACCTAAGCGAGATCAACGATCTATATTATGGACCGTTGGGAGATTGGTTGGCCTGGCTCAGCTATTGTCAATTTACTTTTGATGAATTAATGGACGGCACAGCTCTGGACATTGTAAGGCGTTATCACAGTGTCTAATCTCACCGCTGTGGCCTATTACGCTGGAATTCCGCCTAATAACCGGAACCCAGAGAAACCTCAGATTTTAGATAATTTCTGTCAGGGAGTTCATGCGGCCGGTGACACTGCCATACAACACCATGGAATGAATGCAGTGTCTTGTGATGTTGCATTGATACAGGGATTTGTACATGAACACGGTAAATCTGCACCTCATTTACAATTGAGACAAGATGCTGTGAATTTACAAAAGAAAAACAATCGTCGAAGCCTTATTGTAGACAGCAATCTTTTTCTATATGCAGATCCAAATAATACCAAAACCTATCTAAGATACAGTTTCGACGGAGTGTTTCCAACCACAGGATTTTATTTTGATCGAGACATCGATTCTACCCGCTGGCGTAAAATAAGTCAGGATCTCAATATCAGTTTGAAGCCTTGGAGGACACAGGGCAATCATATATTGATCTGTCTGCAAAGACATGGTGGATGGAGTATGGGCGGACTCGGTGTGCAGACATGGTTAGATCAGACTATTGCACAGATTAGGCAACACAGTATAAAACGTCCTATTATTGTGCGAACTCATCCTGGGGATAAAAAAATTAAATCAATATTGAAAATATACGGCAAAGGTGTACAACTAAGTACAAATGAAAGATTGATTGATGATCTAAGACATGCATGGGCTACCGTGGTCTATAACAGTAGTCCTAGTGTAGCCAGTTTGATTGAAGGGGTTCCATCATTCATCACAGATCCAGTGCCACACCACAGCCAGACCTATGGTGTGGCCAATACTGATCTCAGTTTGTTAGAAAATCCCGAGATGGCAGATAGACAATCATGGATTGAACGCATCGCAATGTGTCATTGGAATTTCAATGAACTACGTTCCGGTGAAGCTTGGAATTTTTTTAAGAGGTATATATGAGATTAATGCATAACGGTTGGTATGTGCCAGACGACGATAAGAAGATCAGTTTCGTGTTAGAAAACGATACCGATAAAACCAATCCGTCGTATGAAGGTAAATTTAGGAATCAAATATTAGAACATCTGCCTAACAAAAGAACATTTGTTGATGTTGGAGCCAATGTAGGTATTTGGAGTTTTCCTTTTATAGGAAAATTTAAAAGTGTTATCGGATACGAGCCGTCCAAGCAAAATATCGAATGTCTACAGGCAAATGTTGGAACTGCTATCGACATTCGAACCAAAGCTGTGGCGGATTTCGAAGGCACAGCCGACTTTCATCAGGCAGGAAAAAATTGTGGTGATGGAAAACTATGTAGAGAAGGAGTTGGCGCATCATACGCAGTCCCAGTTGTCAAGTTAGATAACGAAAATTTACTAGACGTTGATCTTATAAAAATTGATGTGCAGGGCTGGGAACTAGAAGTGTTACGAGGCGCTGAACAAATTATTAAACAACAACAGCCGTGGGTTATATTTGAAGTAAATCAAGACATAGATGTCTGTTGCGAATTTATGCAGAATCTAAACTACGAAACCATTTTTACTAAAAGTAAACGAGTATTTTTGTGGGCTCCGAAATCTGGGCATAACACGCCTGTTGATGTTAAACAGTTCGGAAGATACCTCGGCCCCGGACCATACGCATCAAGATTTGGTTGAAAGTAATTTCCAGGCTACACCGGACGCTAATTCATTTTTAGTAAATTGACAATACGATAGATGATTCAACCAGGCCTGTTTTAATTCTTGATCTACAGGTGTAATTAATTCTATATCACTTAGTGAAGTTGTATAGAGACTGTTAGTAGAAGAATGTCCCAAACTAATGACAGGGATATCAACCATTGCTGCTTCTAATAGAGCGTTCGATGAATGCCCTATAACACACCAAGTATCGTTGATATAATTTAAAAATGAATCGCCTCCCACCCTATCGCTTCTGCTTAAAGGCCTATATCTAACACGTATCGGCCTATCGGTATACTTTTTAATGTTGGATATCGTCGCACCCACCCACTCATCTTCTGTGCCAAGTCTTAATGCTTTTATTTTTTTTGAATCAGGTGGAACTACAACTATTGACGAACCTCTTGATATAGAAACAGTTGGGATATTTAAACTAGACCAACGATCGATGGGTCTTGATTTTATAGGATCACAGTTTTGAAAACCATTAATACTTACTCTAACAATATCTTTTGTTTTTGTATTGCCAAAATAGCCTGTATCTAAATTATAAAATTTTCTGTTGTTTTCTACACAGTGTTGATATAATGTTTCTTTGTGTGAACCGGCCCAACACAGCGGAATAGAGGGATCAGACTCTAATGCTTCTTCTACAGTGACAATTTTTCCGTTACTGCCTTCAGTAAATTGAAGACATCCGTATTTGTCGCCGCCCACGCACAAAAAATTATACATGAATTACCTCTGCCAGTATGCTTCTGTTCTTTGAACTTTGAGATCTTCGGGCTTGCTGCGACCTATTTTCTTACGGCCGCCTTTGAGATGATCTAACCATGCGCCCCATTGACTATTGATCAGCGGGTGTCCTTCTCCTGAACTCATGCCAGGGGCTGGTCGAAGATCGTGCAAATGTGCAGCCCAATCTAGCTGCCGCATCTGGGGAAATTTTATTCTAACAGCATCAAACACGAAACTATCATGCCATTCTTCTAGTTGAAAAATTCCCTGTTCGGCTTGATCATAGACTCGTTGAAATTCTTTGAGAAAAAGTTGGATGTTAGGTGATCGTAGATTCATGGCATATAGACCGCACTCTGAATATTTGCCCCTTCGACCCAGATAACACAGCTCACTATCGGCGGGAATCATCTTGTATAGATCGGTCATGGTGATAGGACTGTGACAAATGGTATCTGCATCCATCCATATTAAAATATCCGCATCTGTTTCTTTGGCACAATCAAATATGGCATAAACTTTGTGCGCAAATCTCACGGCATGCCATTTGAATCCTTTGCCTGAATCTTTTCTTAGAGATCTCACAGGATCAGCTGACACATCGCCGTTGGCCTTAGGCACATTTTTCCATGTGTTTTTAAAAGTCATTAGTTCTGCAACTTCTTCTAGACGTTTCAGCGTGACATGACTGTGATCACGGATCGCAGGGTTGCACTCTTCGGGATACAAATGAAGCGTGACCTCAGTAGGCCAGTTCTCGCAGAAGGTATTGATCATACGCTGTGCATATTTGTTAAGTCCGTCTTCGTGAAAGGTTGTTACTACTGCTATTTTCATTGTTGTTTTTCCCATACGTGAAATGCTCCTTGGAGACTGGTGCATCGCCATCCTGAATCGTATAACGGCATTGACAGATCTCTAGGCAGGGCATCCCCGCCTTCGATGAATATCAACGAATTATTTTTCTTCCAAAATGCTTGTAGACTTTCTAATTTAGAAATGTGTTTGATATCAAAAAATACTGCTCCGACATTTACGATGCTATCTAATCTGTCAATGCTTTGTCTATAAATGAGATTTTTTGCTTTTAGTTCTGTGTTGTCTTCGTTCACGATAAAAATTGTTGAATACAAGTCTAACAGTTGTTCTAATTGACCAAATGCGGAGCCAATTACCAACGCATTGTCTGCGTTTTTTGACAATTTACTCAGTCTTTTTTTAATCTTATTCATGATCTATAAATATATGGCAGTATTAACTACGTAGATTATTTATCAACATTATGCGCTTCAAATTATATCGAGAATACGGTGCGTTAAACAGTCCTCCTGTGTTTGACGCGGTGGAACAAGGTTTAAAACAACTAGGGCACACCATTGTCAATGACAACGAAGACGTGTCTGTGATTTGGTCTGTGCTATGGGCCGGTAGAATGCGTTCAAATAAAACAATCTACGAACAGCGTCGACAATCAGGCAAATCTGTGATGATCATAGAAGTAGGAAATCTGAAAAGAGGTGAAACTTGGCGCATCAGTCTTGACCATATCAACAATCTTGGCAGATTCGGCAACGATATCAACCTCGACCCGACTAGGCCTGAAAAATTAGGTGTTAAATTACAACCAATTGCCACCACACGTCGTGGCGAAATACTGATAGCCTGCCAGCATCAAGAAAGTCTACAATGGCAAGGCATGCCTGCCATGAAAGATTGGGTAGCAGAGACTATTGAAAAAATAAAACAGCATACTCATAGAAGAATTCGTGTGAGATATCATCCTCGGTCAGCATTTCCGTTCAAGCAGTCCGGAGTGGAGGTAGAAAGACCTATACTCATACCCAATACCTATGACAGTTTTGATATTTTTTACAATTATCATTGCGTGATCAACCATAACAGCGGACCAGCCATTCAAGCAGCCATAAATGGTGTTCCTGTAATGTGTGACTCATCTAGTCTAGCTGCAGATCTCAGCATCAAATGGTCGGAATTAGATAGTCCCTATATGCCAGACAGAACTGAATGGTTTTTAAAACTATGTCATACCGAGTGGACCGTCGACGAACTACGCCAAGGCACACCAATTTCTAGATTATTCAGTTGACAACCAGAAATCAAGGCTGTATACTTGAATAATGTTACCATCAGAATTTGCCGAAGACCTATTTGTTGAATTTTATAGACTTGTTGCTCAACAGGCAATCACTATCCAAGGTCAAGATTTTTCACCTATCTCAAGTTTTCATGAAAAAATTATCAACGACGGCGAGTTGACCAAAAATCAGGCAAATTTCCTCATAAAATTATTGGAAAAATACAAGACTGTTGCAGCTTTGGCTGGGCTCGATTATAAAGAACAGCTCGTTGATCTTAAATGGAAGAAGTCATTTAGAGTCTTAGATCTCAGTAAAAAAATATACGTAGAACTGCGTGAAAACAAACTAGAAATTTGTCTAAGATTCCCCTATCAGCTAAAAAAAGAGTTTGAAGACGAGATAGAAAGTCGAGAAACACTGTTAGCACACAGTTTTTGGGACCCGACAGACAAAGTGAGACGATTGGATTTTTATCATTATAATCTAATCGCACTCTATGAATTTGCCTGTAAACATAATTTTGAAATTGATGACACTTTTATGAATGTGTTGTCGGATGTTGAAGAAATTTGGCAAAATTCTGAATATGCTGCACCTCGCAGTGAAGTCAGCATTTATGGAGTTGATTTAAAAAATGCCGGAGAGTCAGCTCAACAGTGGTGGGAAGATCATAGAACCAACGATCCTTACAAAGACTTGTTACTGGCCAAAAGTATGGGATTTTTATACCAAGAAAAACCCCTAAGCATGGTGGAAAAAATCGCGGCCAGCCAAGAAAACAGTTTCTGGATTAAATCCAATCAAGAGTTTTTTGAATTAGTTAAATCTTTTTCCGGAAGAACATGTGTGCTGTTAGATAGAAGCAGTGCCACACTGCCATGGCTACAGAGTTTCGTTGCTGATGCTGAGAAAAGTGGTGTTAGTCGTGAAGAAATCAAGGTGTGTTTTAGAGATAATAAAGAATCTACCACGGGGTTGAATGACTGGATCAAGATTGCAGGGGTCGGCGGCAAAGTTGAAACCGGCCGGATATTAATTTTTGAATCAAAGCCAGCCAAGTGGTTGTTTAAGTCTGACAATGATGTTACACTAATAGTAACAAATAACATTTTCCCACCAACAAATACCATGGCACGGGATTGGTTTATGTGTCATCCTTGTGTGATATATCTCGGCGACACAAAGCCAACAGAAACCAAAGGACAAAAAATTGTCGAATTGTAAGTTAACAATCAAAGACGAAGTAAACATCAAGGTAGATGGACTGCGAGTTGAAACACGACGAAAAATTGTCAATAAATTAAAGTTCGATTTGCCCTATGCTCGACACATGCCTGCATACAAACTAGGTCGTTGGGATGGAACTAAAACCTATTTTAACATAGGTGGCAGCGGATATCTTGCACACCTTGATGTGATTCTAGCAGTGATCGAAGATGAAGGTTATGACATTGAAGTTGAAGATCTTAGACCGCATCAGGAATTAAAATTTGCTGCCATTGATGAAAATTATTGGGCTGACCTTGGCAAGACTTGGCCTAAAGGACATCAACAGGCAGGTGAACCTATTGTGCTGAGAGACTATCAGTATGAAGTGATCAACAAGTTTTTAGAAAATCCCCAAGCCTTGCAGGAAGTAGCTACTGGTGCTGGAAAAACAATTACCACAGCAACATTAAGTCATCTATGCGAACCTTATGGCCGCACAATGGTAGTTGTTCCTAACAAGAGTCTTGTGGTTCAAACTGAAGAAGATTACAAAAATCTAGGACTAGATGTCGGTGTTTACTTCGGAGATAGAAAAGAACTAGGTAAGACGCATACCATATGCACCTGGCAGAGTTTGAATGTGTTAGACAAGAAAAGTTATGACAACGACACCATGACATTGGCAGAATTCTGTGAAGGTGTCTGCGCGATCATTGTCGACGAAGTTCACCAAGCCAAGGCAGAAGTATTGACCAAACTACTGACACAAAACTTTCGTAACTGTGCCATACGTTGGGGACTCACTGGAACTGTGCCTAAAGAACAGTGGGAATTTCAAGGCATACTGGCCAGTATAGGTCCTGTGATAAATCAAGTATCTGCGTATGATTTACAGGAAAAAGGTGTGCTGGCACAATTGAATATCAATGTTTTACAGACCACAGATGTGCAGGTGTTTAATTCATTCCAAGACGAATACTCATTTCTTGTCACAGACGATAATCGATTGCAGTGGATTGCCGGTAAGATCACGGCATTATCTGCTACCGGTAATACCCTGGTGTTAATTAACAGAATTGACACAGGAAAAAAATTAATTGACCTAATACCAGAGGCGGTGTTTGTCAGCGGCGGTATGAAACTCGATGACCGCAAGGAAGAATATGATGAAATTAAAACAAGTAATGGCAAGATTATTTTGGCGACTTATGGTGTGGCCGCTGTGGGTATTAATATTCCACGTATTTTTAATTTGGTTCTTCTTGAACCCGGAAAGAGCTTTGTCCGCGTTATACAAAGCATTGGGCGAGGCATTAGAAAAGCAGAAGACAAAGATCATGTAGAGATCTGGGACATTACCAGCACCTGCAAATATGCCAAGCGACACCTAACAGAAAGAAAAAAGTTTTACAAAGAGGCCAAGTACCCCTTTGCCATCACCAAGGTTAACATATGAGAATTTTAACATTAAACAATCAAGCATTTGATCTGAACGAATTACCGGATCAAGTAGACGAAGATACAAGATTTTCGGTGCTGGATAATTCAAATCCTCAAGATCCAGATTTTTATTTCATGCCTTTGATATTTTTAGAATCGTTTAATTCACCGGCTATAGTGCTGAACATCGGAGGCTATGAAGTGCAAATGCCATTGGATTGGTGCATGGTTGTGGGAGACAAAGATTGTGGTCTAGATCCAGAAGTGTTACCCCTGACTAGTATCAATGAGCGTGGATTTGATGCACTAGTGTTTAATCCAATCAAGGGATTTAGAGCAGAATACATGCCTATAGAAATTGTCAATATCTATCAGGATGTGCGTTGGTATTTTCCTAAGATGAAAAACGGACAATTATTAACGGTGCCGCTCAGTGAAGAGGTCAACCCACCTTGTGTATTCTTTGTCAAAGAAGTTTCAAGACAAAGCGAAGTTTTACAATTACACAAATTGATCTGATTAAATACACATATTAAGGAGATAGCATGAAAGCAGGAAAAGTATGGGGACAAACAGAATTGTTAGAAGCCAACGGTGTGTTAGAATTCCATCGAATTGAAGCCAAGGCCGGTGGTGTGTGTTCCAAGCACAACCATAAATTTAAATGGAACGGATTTTTTGTAGAATCTGGAGAGATGATTATCCGTGTTTGGAAAGGCAATTACGATCTAGTTGACGAGACCTTGCTCAGGGCTGGTGAGTATACCAAGGTCGCTCCCGGTGAATATCATCAGTTCGAAGCGGTCACAGATTGTGTTGCCTTTGAATTATATTGGGCAGAGTTTGATCACGACGACATTGAAAGAGAAACAGTAGGATATTCAAAATAAAATGAGTAATCCGACCGCCGAACAACTAAGAGCTGCGTTTAATACGTTTACACCTACCACGTGTCTTGACATCGGAGCAAACACCGGGCAGTTTGCTGTTGAGTGGCGGAAAATATTTCCTAAATGTAAAATAACGTCAATCGAGCCAAATCCTTATTGCGAAAAGAATTTGAAAAAAATAGGAGTTGAGTATTTTCAGTACGGTATATCAGATACTATTGGAGAGTTAGAACTTATTTTACCTAAAGCTAAATCAAATTCCAAAGGCGCATCATTTTACAAAGAAATCAATTTTAATAAGTTATCTGATGAAGAAATTTTAAAAATTAAAGTCCCGGTGACCACCCTTGACACCTTGTTTCCTGACAGCACATTTGATGTGATTAAGATTGATGTTCAGGGAGCTGAATTAGATGTTATCAACGGAGGCACATCGGCTTTATCCAAGGCGTTGTATGTTATTGTAGAAGTTTCTCTAATTCCATACAACGAAGGTGCACCGTTGGCAGATGTTATTGTGAGACGCCTAGAAGATTTTAATTTTTTTGTTCAGGATATTGTGGGCATGCATACTGATAAATCCGGCACAACGATACAATTAGATTTATTATTTGCAAAAATTGATACACACAAGTTATCTGTTATCAATGATTTTAAAAAAGAACTGGGTCTGTAAATGAAAATTGGAATAGTATCAACTTTCAGCGATCAAGGTTACGAAGATTATGCAAAAAACTTCGTAACCAGTCTTAACAATAATTTGGATAAATCTGTTGAAGTATTTCTTTATATAGATGATAATAAAAGATTATTTAAAAGAAATCATAATATAAACATCATAAATTTAGAAAAAGCAGTTCCTGATTTGACTCAATTTAAAAATAGGAATAAAAACAAACCTATCGATTCATTTATGAACGACGGAGTAAGATTTAGTCACAAAAGTTATGCTATTTGGCATGCTGCAATGCATAGCGGTGTAGATATATTAATTTGGTTGGATGCTGATACTGAATTAGTTCAACCGTTATCGGCAGAATATTTACAGAAGTTTTTACCAAATGGATACTTTACCAGCTACTTAGGAAGAGACACGTATAGTGAAACTGGATTTATTGCATTTGATTTAAGAAATCCTTATACCAAAGAATTTTTTGATGTTTTTAAAAATTATTACGATTCTGATAAAATATACACACTAGAAGCATACACCGACTGTCACGTGTTTGATGCTACTAGAAAAGAATTAGAAAATCTTAAAAAGATAACAGGTTACAATCTTACACCCAATATCACAAAAAGTCATTTTAATCAAACATTTAAAGGTTACATGATACATTTTAAAGGCGGCAGAAAAGAAAAAAGAGATGAAACTATTGCAAAATTAAGGAAAAAAATAAAATGAAAAAAGTAGCGTTTGTCACAGGAATGACAGGACAAGATGGTCCTTATCTTGCAAAATTTCTTCTTGAAAAAGATTATAAAGTATACGGTTTAATAAAAAGATATTCTAATCCAAATTTAAATAATCTTGAATTTTTAGGAATTGAAAACGATGTTGAGTTGGTAACTGGAGATATCACCGACGACGGTTCTATGAATCATATTATTAAAAATTTGAAACCTAATGAAATATACAATCTAGCAGCACAGAGTTTTGTAGGAGCAAGTTGGGATCTAAATAAATTAACCACTGAAGTTAACAGCATGGGTCCTTTAAATATTTTAAATTCTATTAAAATGCACAGCCCGTTGTCTAGATATTATCAGGCAAGCACCAGTGAAATGTACGGTAATAGCAACGGCGGCATGCAGGATGAAAACACAACTTTTAAACCACGAAGCCCTTACGGAGTTAGCAAATTATATGCATACTGGATGACTATTAATTTTAGAGAAAGTTATAGCATACATGCATCAAATGGTATTTTGTTTAATCATGAAAGTCCGTTAAGAGGAATAGAATTTGTAACTAGAAAAGTTACCAACGGCATTGCCAAAATAAAATTAGGACTACAGGATAAAATAACCCTAGGTAATCTTGATAGTAAACGAGATTGGGGATACGCCGGAGATTTTGTCGAAGCCATGTGGATGATGGTGCAACAAGAGGAACCGGGTGATTATGTTGTAAGCACTGGCATTCAACATAGCATTGCAGATCTGTTAACTATCGGGTTTAACCATGTAGGTATTACAGATTGGAAAAAACACATTGAATCAGATCCTCGATTCAAACGTCCTGCAGAACTACATAGCCTTTGTGGTAACAGCTCTAAAGCTAAAACAGTGTTAGGATGGCAACCGAAAACAAATTTTGAAACACTGATCAAAGAAATGGTAGATGCAGATTTAAAAAGATTGCAGAAAAATAAAACTTAACAGGACACCTGATATGAATATCGAAGACTGGATAGTAATACCGGGAGATAAGGCTATAAGATCGGCTCTTAAAAAAGCAGATATTAGTATTGATCGGGTACCTTGTGTCCTTGATTATCAAAAAAGTAAACTCGATACTGCATTAGAATTTGTTAATAATTTTGATACAGCTATAGATGCAGGCGCTAACTATGGTATAATGAGTTACAATTTAAATAGCAAGTTTTCTAAGATTTATGCATTCGAAGTAGATACTCCGGTTCGAGATTGTCTTATAAAAAATGTAGAAAAATTTCAATTAGATAATGTAGTGGTGTGTGATTGTGGGCTAAGTGACAAAGAAGAACTAGTTTCGTTAACTCACAAAAAAACTACTTTCAGTACTCATATCAATAAAGAAATTGCTGGGACACATATCTGTAAAACTTTGGATTCATTTGGATTAACAGAAGTTGGATTTATAAAATTAGACTGCGAAGGATATGAACCGTACATTCTACGAGGCGCTGAACAAACTATTAAGAAATACAAACCCGTAATATTAATGGAAGAAAAAAACTATTCAAAAAGATACTACGGTGAAGAAGGAAATCTAGCAGTTGATCTGTTGTTGTCTTGGGGATATACTATGGAAGTGAGTTGGCCAAAAGACTGTGTTATGATTCATAAAGGTTGATATGGGTTCTTTAACTCCAGGTGCAACTTATATTTACGAACGCAATGGTCAGGAAATCTATGCCAGAGAGTTTGGAAAATCAAAACGAACGATGATTGGAAAATACATCGACCCATTTAACGAAAATATAACCATCAATTATGAATTAGAAAATACTTGGAAAGATATATTAAAAGAATCTCGGACGAATCCCACTTTACAAGAAGCTCTAGAACGTGTTAAAATACTATATCACTTGAGCAAAGACCATGGCCAAAAATAAACACGTAGACCTATTCAAAGATATCATACCCTGTGTTGATCAGGGCATCAAAGAACTTTGGGATGCAGCCACAGAAGAAGGCCGAAAAGAAATCAAAGGAGATCTATGGAATCTCAATAGATATATCAGCAGTGTATCGGGCTCTGATAGAGAAATACAAGAACACTATCTGCTCACAGTAAATCAATACTACAACAAGAACTGGGCCAACATCAGCCAACACCCTAAACTACAATGGCTGACATTAGTGGCTTGCAGTCACGAATCTAAAGCCAAACAGTTCCATGAATGGATTCCTCTAAAAAAAGAAAAGAACAAGAAAGAAGAATTCCTTGCCACGTTATTTCCAACTATGAAAAGGGCAGACATTGCTACACTTGCAGTTATCACCACAGATCGAGAAATCAAAGACTATTGTCAAAATCTTGGATGGGACAAAAAAGAAGTCAATGCAATTAAATTTTAAGTGTGAACATTGCGAGAAATTATTTGCCAAGGAAAAGACTTTGGTGGTGCATGTCTGCGAACAAAAACGCAGACATCTCAGTCGTAATGAAAAACATGTGCTAATGGGATTGTTGACCTTCCAAAGATTCTATCAGCTCACGCAAAAAGCACAACAGCCCAAGACATTTGAAGAATTTGCTTCATCTAGTTTCTACACAGCCTTTGTGAAGTTTGGCAGTTTCTTGGTTAATACAGCGCCTATATATCCTGAACGATTTGTGGACTATGTGGTCAAAAGCGGAGTCAAACTAGATCATTGGTGCAGAGATGAATTGTATCAAAGCTATATCGCAGATTTAATCAAAGTAGAGCCTGCTGATGGTGCCATACAACGCAGTATCATGACCATGATGTCATGGGCGGAATCAAACTCTGCAGCATGGGAACATTATTTTGCCTATGTAAATCTAAACAGAGCCACTCATGATATCAAAGAAGGATTAGTAAGTCCTTGGATGATATTGAATACTCGGTCAGGCAAAGAAATGTTGACTCGCATGAATGATGAACAATTAGAAATCATTGGGCCTATGATAGATCCTCAGTTTTGGTTGCGTAGATTTAAAGCTCTGCCGGCAGATCATGAATTAGTAAAAGATGTCATCAAGGAGGCCAAAATACTGTGACTGAAGAAAACAAACAAGAATTAATTTCTAGTGATGACATAGATATAGAAGTAATGACTACAGAAGAAGATAGTGAACACTGTGTATATGTTAAATTTTCAAACTTTGCAGATGAAGAATCTGCAGAAGAATATGCAGAGTTTCTTGCAGAAACCCTGCCACTGCTGTTATTCGAAACTACAAGGATGCAATAATGCCTGATATCGATATAGACTTTGTAGATAGAGATCATGCTCTGAAGTTATTCAAATATATACCTGCCAGCCGTGTTGACAACAAAACTCTGACCAAACACAACACCGGTGTGTATTTACATGGTGTTCCGATGAATGCTGAGAAAGCTGTGTGCAGTGTGCCTTATGATCATGCAGAAGCAGAAGCATATTTTAAGATTGATTTTTTAAATGTTGGAATCTACAAAGGTGTCAGAGACGAAACTCATCTCATTCAACTCATGGAGACTGAACCATTATGGGATCTACTACAAGACGAAGATTTTATCCAGAACCTGTTCCATGTGAATGGACATGGGTCTATTCTGAGACAAAGCAAACCAGAATCTATAGAGCAGTTGGCAGCGGTGCTGGCGATGATCAGACCCGCGAAGCGTTATCTGATTGGGAAAGATTGGACTACGGTGATGACGGAAGTATGGACGAAACCAGAGAATGATGAGTATTTCTTCAAGCAATCGCATGCTACTGCGTATGCTGTAGCCATTGTGGTGCAAATGAATTTGATCTGTGAGCAGATCAGTTATGGGTATAGTTAATGTTTTTTCAAGATGTAGAATTAATTTCTAGACCAAAAGGTAGAGAAAAAGTAATTTTTCAATGTGATGAGAATTATTTTATAAATTATGGAATTTACAATTTATTTTCTTGCGACAATCACGGTCACGACGTTCATTTACATTTAATAAATCCTTCCGATTCGCTACTTGAGCAAATTAAAAATTTAAAATTATCAATCGATCTTTCAATTAGTAAAGAGAAGTTAACAACTACAAATATTAATTTTTATAAACTAAAAAGTTATTATTTTTGTTCGAGATATTTTATTTCTAATCTATTGTTCGAACAAAATTTAATTTCTAAAGCATACATAGTAGACGCAGATATTATTTTTAATGAACGAATAAATTTTGACAACAGCGTAGAGTTGGGTATTCTATATTATCCACATTATGATACTTTGTGGAAGAAAACCGGAGCTAATTTTCTTTATGTTACCGACAAAAGAAAAAACTTTATAAAAAATATTGTAAATTTATACAACGAAAAAATTCAACATATTCCGTTTGAAGCCATTACCGAAAATATGAAAAAACTGCAAAGAGCGAATATGTATGGATTAGATCAGGTCTGCATGTCGGAACTAATAACTCAAGAACACAATTTTTTTAATTTGTGCAATTTAGAAAATTTTGTAACTAAAAAGCAAGATTCCAAGATTTGGTCTCTGACAGGTCCTTGGAAAAAGAATCCTGATATAAAAAAATTATTAGAAAAACACGTTAACCGATCTTTCTAACTAGAGTAATCGACTTACGCTTGATTCGTTTGACAATGATGTCATTAAGACTGGTGCAAGGACCGTGCATGAGTTTGACATCTTTGGTTGAAAAGTTTCTAATCACATATCGAAATTCAATGATTTCTTTAGCCAAGAAAATGTTGATAGGAATTTGCCTGTTCGACTCCCACCACCAGGCTTCGCCCAGTTCTATGAATCGTTGTTTTTCCTCGTCGGTTTTTATCATAGAGTAGTCATACATACTAGTGACCTGGGCATCTTGGTTGATAATGATGCCCACATATTCATGGCTAACATGCACTATAACGCTGATAAAGGGGAAATTTTCTTGTAGGTTAGTTGTTATTCTCATTCGATAAATACTGCTAAAGGTCCGTTAGTGTATGCAATTTAATCCTGTTTATTTATATGTCAACAAACTCGATGTATTTACCACCCCAACGGACACTTGGTCAACTGAGAGGTATCGCAGAGTGTATAACAGAAATCTAAAAATATTCCGTGGTGTTGATAATCGCATCGACATTCAGGTTCGTAACAGTGATCAAAAGGCCAGCAACATTGCAGGCAGCACTTTGGTATTTAATCTCGTAAGCCAAGACACTAAAGATTTAGTATTACAGAAAGACTTCGCAGCCATGGATCTCGCCACTGGCAAGGTTACTATGATAGTTACTGCTGACGAACTGCTAGATCTTAATACAGGATTCTATAACTACAGCATAGTTAAGGAAGTTCGATCTACTGTAGACAGCACAGACTACACAGTGACTTCTAAAATGCCATTATATATGGACAGCCAATATGATACCATAGGCACCTTAGAAATCACCGGCGATGTATACGGCGGAGTAGCAGACAGCGTAGTAGTAGATACATTTAACTATACCAATCCTTTCACTCAAGGTGCCACAGATCCTCAACCATTTTATACCAGTGCTATCATAGATGCTCGTCCTAAAACATCACCTGCGTATCCCATACACACATTTCAATTTTACTCTACCAATTACAAAGGCACGGTAGAGATACAGGCCAGTTTAGACGATCAAGGTGCCACGCCAAGAGAGACTAAATGGATCACAGTATCTACTGTGAATCTTGATATCGAACATTACAAAAATATAACTGGCAAATATAACTGGTTTAGAATCAAACACACCCCGGGTAGTATTTCCAGCATTGCAAGATTTACCATAGCTCAAACTCTACTACTAACATATAACGTTACCATTGGTGAGATTGGCAAAGGTTATGATATAGGGGATATCATAGTAATCACTGGTAATAAATTGGGCGGAGAATTGGGAACCAACGATCTAACCATCACTGTTTCTGCTGTGGATGCAGACGGAGGTATTACTGGATTCACATATACCGGCCTTTCATATAATGGAGTCAAAACATTTGTGTTAAATGACTCTAATATTCCAGTCGGAACCGTTGACAAGATACTATACAGATAGTATACTTGTAGTATGACTCTAGTTGTTGATAAATTTCGAACACTACTCCCGCCTCGTGCTAAATCAAGCCCATCTGGTTGGACATCATTCAACGCACCCTGTTGTCAACATAGAGGTCATAGTCCAGACACTCGCAAACGTGCTGGTATAAGATTCGACGGTAATGGCATAGTCTATAACTGTTTTAATTGTAAATTTACCACTGGTTGGCAACCTGGCAGTAGCATAGGCGAGAAAATGAAAACGCTGTGCAGATGGTTAGGAGCCAGTGAAGACTCCATTAAAGAACTTGTGTTTGAGGCACTAAAAACTGAAGGTGATGAATATCAGCCTACCACACATCAGACTCAATTAACATTTGAAGACAAGCCATTGCCAGAAGGTGCAATGTCTTTATTAGAATGGTTAGACGCTAAATTAACTACTGAAGAAGAACAAAAATTAATAGAAGTGGTTGAATATGTAGTCAGTAGAGGGTATGATCCTACTAGCAAAAACTTTTATTGGAGTCCTACACCAGGATACATTGATAGAGTAATTGTTCCGTTTAGGTGGGAAGGCCGCATCGTAGGTAATACTGCAAGGAAAATAACTGCCGGTAAACCTAAATATCTATCGGATCAACATCCTCATTTTGTTTTCAACTTTGATCAACAAAAAGATAATCAGCGGTATATATTTGTGTGTGAAGGACCGTTTGATGCCTTAGCTATCGACGGTGTAGCTCTTCTTACCAACGAGATTGCTGAACAACAGAGTCGAATTATTAATAGTCTTGGTGCAGAGGTCATAGTGATACCTGACCAAGACAGTGCAGGTTTGACATTGTTTGATCGTGCAGCAGAACTTGGATGGTCTGTGGCCATGCCAAATTGGGATCCTGATGTCAAAGATACCGCAGATGCTGTGCAGAGATATGGTCAATTATTCGTGATAGTTGATGCAATAAAAACAGCACAGCAAGGTGAAATAAAAATAATAATGGCCAAGAAGCAACAAGAACATAAATTACAAAGGTTAGAAAATGTTTAAAAAAATCATAGACTTTATATTGTATCCCTTACACAAATATTCGGAACATCGAAGATTTAAACGCAGGTTAGAAGAATTACGGAAGCGTGATCCTTTCATTTATAAATGATTTCTTGGGGGATAAATGCTCTTAATCACGGCAGTAGCCTTGCTGTGTTTAAGGACGGGCAATTAGTATCAAACGTCTTTGGTAAAGAAGATGAATTAAATACTTCGGACATAACTGAAGCACTAGCTTGCGGTGCTCCGGATCGAATCTTTTGGTATGAACAGCCTTGGCTTAAAAAAGCAAGGCAACTACATGCAGGCCAATACAGTCGAGCTTTTGATATGAGCGTGTTGCCTCGTCAATATTTAAACAGAACTAGATTACATTATGCACCTATTACTTACACTCCCCATCATGGCAGTCATGCCGCGGCCGGATACTACACCAGTCCGTTCAATCATTGTGCAGTTGTTGTGCTTGACGCTATTGGCGAGTTCGAGTGTGCAACTATATGGAATTGTGTTCATGGCGAAATGAAGAAGGTGTGGAGTAGAAGTTATCCACATAGCTTGGGATTGTTCTATAGTGCATTCACACAACTTTGTGGACTTACTCCAATTAAAGACGAATACCTATTACAACAAATGAGTGATCAAGGCGATCCTATGCGTTACTATTATGACATATTAGAATATATGGACACCTTAGTAACCTCCCGTAAAAATATGCATATGGGCATTCAAGATTGGCCGCATGCTATTAATAACATCAGCGATCAATACGACATTGCCGCAGCGGTTCAGACTGTGTTTACAGAACAAGTGCATTTGGTAATGAAAAAAGCTAAAGAACTAACTGGCTCCGATTGCCTAGTATATATGGGCGGATGTGCTATGAACAGCAAGGCCAATAAGATAGTAGTTGACCCCATGTTCAAACATATTTGGTCGTTGCCTAATCCGGGTGATCCCAGTAGTTCGATTGGTGCAGTCTTGTATCACACTAAACAAAGAGAGTGGAAATACAACTTTGGAGTTGCAAAACATATTTCTATAAAGATTTAATAGATGGTTCTTAATTGTCACTTAATAACACTGCAATGTAATTGTGCCTTAGATATGCCTTTAATACAACTATTTGTAAAAATGTGTAAAAAAATATCAACAGAATCAACAACTTACAACACAGATTTTTACAATAAGACTCTTAAACTAAGTTGCAATCTACTTAAAAACTGTGTATAATATAATATATGATAAAAACATACGATTACGAAGTACAAAAATTATACCTTGAACTCATGCTGGCGGATGCAGAAGTGTTTGTTCGCTGTCAAGGTATTTTTGATCACAGCCTATTTGATCGCAAATTACAGGACGCAGCAGAATTCATGCATGAATATGCCAAAGGCTATAACGTATTGCCAGACTATGAAATGGTCAATGCCACTTGTAGAACTGAACTCAAGCGACCCGAAGAACTCAAAGACGGTCACATGGATTGGTTCATGGACGAATTTGAAAAGTTTACTCAACACAAGGCTCTTGAACGTGCAATTATACAATCAGCTGATCTATTAGAAAAACATGACTACGGTGCAGTGGAAGTATTGATCAAAGAAGCTGTGCAAATTGGACTGGCTCGCGACATGGGCACTGACTATTTTGCTGATCCCCGTGGAAGATTAATGGGCATCAAAGACAAAAACGGTCAGGTCAGCACAGGTTGGCCCAGCATGGATCGTAAGTTATTTGGAGGCTTTAATCGAGGAGAACTGAATATCTTTGCAGGTGGTTCAGGCGCAGGTAAAAGTTTGTTCTTGGCCAATCTAGGTGTAAACTTTGCACTTGCAGGATTGAACGTAGTTTATCTAACACTAGAACTTTCAGAAGCATTGGTATCAATGCGTATCGATGCAATGCTTACAGGTATTGCAACCAAAGACATCTTTAAGGACTTAGACGATGTTGAAATGAAAGTCAAGATCATCGGCAAGAAATCTGGGCTGTTACAGGTCAAATATATGCCCAGTGGCAAGACTGCTAATGACATTCGTGCATACTTAAAAGAATATGAAATCAAAGTAGGCAAGAAAGTTGATGTATTGTTGGTTGACTATTTGGACTTGTTAATGCCCTTGAGCAAGAAGATTAGTCCTGCAGACTTGTTCATCAAAGACAAGTATGTATCAGAAGAACTGCGTAATCTAGCAGTGGAAAAGAACTGTGTGTTTGTAACAGCGGCACAGTTGAATCGAGGTGCTGTTGAAGAAGTTGAGTTTGATCACAGTCATATCTCAGGTGGTTTATCTAAGATTCAGACAGCAGATAATGTGTTCGGTATCTTCACCAGCAGAGCCATGCGTGAACGTGGACGCTATCAATTACAGTTAATGAAGACTCGTAGCTCGAGTGGAGTGGGCATGAAGATTGATCTAGAGTTCAATCTAGAAAGTTTGAAAATCAGCGATTTGCCTGAGGATGAGCAAGAAAGCACCAACGGGGCTGCTCGCGGGGGGTCTAGCATCATTGAACAGATCAAACGCAAGACTGAACTTACCGCACGTGAAGAACCCAGTGACAGCAAATCTGGTTGGGAACGTGCTGAACCCAAAGACGGATTCAGCCTAGATAAACCCAAGGTGCGAGCACAGGTAGAAAGCACAAAGCTGCGTGAAATATTGAATAGCATGAACACAGATGAAGAATAAAGTAGTTGAGTTGATGAAGTGGTCGCCCGAAAACAACGAATACATTGAAATCAGTTGGCCCGAAGTGCATAAAACTCTAGGACTAGATCAGACTAAATGGCTGTTGAATCAACCGCATAATGTATGCCAATTGGTATTAGAAAGAAACAGCACGTTCTGCCGCTTATTGGCAGAATTCTATGATGATGCTGCATTGATTAACTATCACTTAATGTGGGCTAAATAATGGATGAGAGCAAAAGAGTTTATAACTGAGCGAGAAATGCCCGAACGCAAGAGTCGGGCAATGAATCTTGCCTTTGAGTTTCCTACCATGCCCAGCTCAGATGGGTATCAAGTCTATAGATTTGGTGTTGCTATGGCCAATCATAAAGAACCGCCCTACGGTCCTGCTGGTCAACATGCTGTGATCAGTGCGTTCACACCCGAAGAAGAAGAGATCATCCATGCAGCTGAACGAGCCACTGGTCATAAGGGACGAATACTAGCTGATCGCGGCAGCAAAGAGCCCAGAACCACAGAAACTCAAAGTCCTGTGGCTCGACCCAAACGCAATCGTTACGGAGTTTGATATGCGACTGCGAGAATTTTCCCAAACAGATTTTGTCACGGTAAACTCAGAGCTGAATCCCAAGTTATGGCAAGGCGGGAGACTGGACGGTGAAGTTCGTCTTAAACTCTTGCAGATTGCTCGTGCATTTGTGGATTTTGTGGGTGTAGATCTAGATGTCAAAGACTACACCATAACTGGATCAAATGCCAATTATACCTGGAGCAAATACAGCGATCTTGATCTACATGTGATCATTGAAGGTGAAGTCTCAGATGCACAAAGAGAGCTGTTTTCAGCAAAAAAGGCACTGTGGGCAGAATACCATGATATCACTGTCAAAGGCCTGCCTGTGGAATGTTATGTGCAAGGTGAATCAGAAACACATCACAGCACAGGTGTCTACAGCGTGGTCAATAACACATGGATTCTCAAGCCTCAGAAGACCAAACCTGATCTAGACGATCAAGCAGTGGAAGCTAAAAAAGACAGCATGCTCTCGCAGATAGAACAGGCTCTGCTGTCAAAAGATCTCGATAAGCTGAGAACCGTCAAAGACAAGATTACTACCATGCGCCGAGCTGGGCTTGATCGTGCTGGGGAATACTCGGTGGAAAATGTGGTGTTTAAGATCCTGCGCAATCTAGGACTGATAGATCAAATCACAGACAAGATCCGTGAATTGGAAGATCAAGAACTCAGTTTAGAACAGCAGACTAATATACTCGACTAAATATCCCTGCGTGTGAGGCGATCTGAGCTAGGCCTAAATCAACCCAAAGGAGATTTAGATGGCCAGAATCAAAAAGCAGGAAGCAGCCCCTGTAGAAAACAAAACGGATCACGACACGATTCGTGAGCTGCAAGAAGAACTAAAATTCCTACGTATGGAGCGCGAAAGCCGTTCTCAGGATCCTGATCAGATCCGCAGACAGCAAGAACTGGTTGCTCGTAATACTCGACGTGCCTGGGATTCAGAAGCTCTGGTACAGTTCAATGTAGCCCAGGTACAAGTAGCACGATCGATTGTCGAAGAAAATGTTACTGATGCTATGCAGAGCTATACCATCAATGCTGGCGGCAATCGTGAGCTGATTATGCGTACCACAGACGATGTCTATCGTAATCGCATGATGATGTTGACACAGCTACAACCACAGAATCCACAACAGGCATTGTTCCAGGATTCGATGATTACCAAAACCAAACTGGATTATCTACATCATCGTAATCATGTCAATCAAGAAATGGTAGAGATCATCAAAGAAATGGCAGCAGCTATCCGTGCTATTGGAGATGTGTCAGAGCGTTTCTATGCTGTCAACGAGCTGATGGTAGAACACTGTGATGACATCAGCAACGAGAATGCAGTCTGGTTTGATGGCGAACTAGATCGCACGATGAAGGCATCTACCGCAGACGGTAATGCAGAGCGTGTAACCGCATCGGAAACTGAAACCGATATTCTACTCAAAGCAGCAGAAATCAACAAGTTAGAAATCCGTGCTCTAGCAGGACTAGCAGACAGCCTAGGTGATCATCTACAAGAATGCCAGGATCACGGCAATGAACTCCGAGACGAAGTTATTAATCTCAGAGAAAAAGTAGACGGTACACAGAAGCGCATTGCTAATCGTATCGCTCCCGGGAAATGATCTTTCCAGATAAACCTAGACCGCCTTGGACTAAGAGCCAGCCCTTAAAGCTGGCGCAGCAACGTCCAGAACCTCAACCTGCGACAGTAGAAAAATCACAGCGTCCTAGAGGATATTGGCGTGAGCGTATAGAGTTTGCTGTGATAGTCATCGGCATGTATTTTTGGATACAATTTTGGACTCAGTATCAATAGTTTTCAATCCTAGAACCACGGACTTGATCTTGCCTCATCGACGGTGGAGTAGGATCAAGAGAATCAGGTCAGGATTGAGATCTATACGGCGCTGTTATCCTTGGATTAGATTTACAGAAACCAGACAACATAATATCATTACTGTGGTTTTTGAAACTGGGTCGATGTTGACCCAGTTTGCTCTGATATGGCGTTCAACGTGGCCCGATTGGCACAGGCTGGACTAGTCTTTTCTATCGCCGAACAACTGCAAGAGATTTAGGAACAGGTTGATAAAGTCCATGTAAAGGGTCAATGCACCCGATACTTCTACCGCATCACTGGTATCCACTGAAACCATTTCACGTATCTTTTGTGTGTCGTAGGCAGTTAGTCCAAGGAAGATGACAATTGCCAATGCTGAGATCACCATCTGCATGACTGTGCTACCAATAAAGATATTAACAATGCTGGCAATGACAATGGCTATCAAACCCACAAACATGAACTTGCCCATGCTGTCTAGATTCTGCTTGGTAAAGTATCCATAACCGCTCATTACTGCAAACAAGATAGCTGCTCCCATGAATGCACTAACAATGCTGCCCATGGTAAACACTGCAAAAATCATTGCAAAGCTGAGGCCCATCAAGGCTGCAAAGCCATGTAGGCATAACTGCGCTACACCTTTGCTGGGATTGTTACCTAGCACATAGCTGACGCCAAATATAGCGGCCAAGGGTGCAAAGATCACGATCCATTTTAGCACACCTGTGAAAAAGAATGCCAGCAGCTCAGGTGTGGTGCCCACCCAAAAACTCACCAACATTGATACTATGACTGCTAGACTCATGTGTCCGTAGACACGGCCCATGGCTGCGTTGACTTGTTCTGCTGAGCGGTAACTTAATACGTCCCCGCCTGTGTAATTTGTTCCGAACATATTGAACTCCTTTGTGGTTGCTGTATATTTAATTATACTGTATAATATACTAACAGTCAACACGTGATTTGACAAAAATCGCCAAATCACACCAATATCAATAAATACGCATATAATAGGAACCACCCATCATGCTACACATCATCACAGACCTTAGAGACAACCTGCTTGATCTAATCAAAGACGATCCAGTGAGACCCGAACTGCCTGCAGAGTTTCGAGTCAACAACAATTCTCGAATTTTTGTGCTGAGGGATGATCAAACACAACAACCCCTAGCAGTGACCTGCGTGAAGTTTCTCAGTGAGATTCCACAGGATGTCACGGAACTGGCAGATCTTGCAGTGAACACCAATACCGCAGTGTTTTACACCATATGGTCATATGCTGCAGGTGCAGGACGTAGATTGATTGAAGAAGCACAGCGTGAAATCCAACGTGAACAGCCTGAGATCAATACCTATGTGACTCTGAGTCCCAAGACCGAAATGGCTCGTAGATTTCACTTGAAAAATGGTGCAGAAGTTTTTAGAGAAAACGCTGATACCGTGAACTATCTGTATAGATAATCACTGGTATTTTTCATCCTAGTATTTAAAACCCACAGCAGGTATGCTGGTGTTTCTTGACTGGAGTTAGAGTCGTGTGCTGGGCATGTATGTTTGCACAAAGCCCTGCCATGTTTGGCTAGTGCGAGCTGTCATTTTATCAGCCAATTGCTGTGCCATGTCTTCAGCTAGTTTACGTTGATTCAGAGCGAATCTAGATCCAGTGAGATCCTGGGTTTTCACTGTTTGCCCTGTGATCATATTACGGGCCATGGGTAATAGGAATTGTTGGTTCATGCAAGTATTTATGTGGGCAAGGAGATTATTCCTGGCGAAGCGCAGCGCAAAATTTTTTGTGCAAAGCACACAGCGCAAGATTTTTTCAGTCGAATAAAGTGCGTATAATACGACTGTGTTCAGGATACTTGATCAACCATATGTCAGCGTATACAGGGTTTGAAAACAGCAGCCACCAATCCATGGGTATGGCAGCATTGAACAGTTCTGTGTGTGCATATGATCTGGGCCAATAGGAAACTGCATGCCGCCACGTGATCAACAGATCAGTCTGCGGTGTGTGAAATGGTTGTAGATACACTATCAGCACATAAGTATTTACATGCTTAGACTGTTGACCAGCACAGGTGAATACAACACCACAGTGACCATTGAAGGTCCCATGGGTGTGATTGAAATACACGATCTTGTATGGTGTCCTTCAAATAGACCGGATATCCTGGAGATCTACTACTGGGAAAGTTACGCAGTGCTACAAGGTGCTTATCACTGCTGTTTTAGTTTACCTGGTCGAGTTGCGTTGTTGAAACCATATGAACCACGGTGTTAAGTGGGCTAGAAACATTACGAACCACATTAGACTCATTTCATATGGCCAAGAACTGCATATGTGCATGGGATTGAAGATGCTGTATATAAACCCTAGCAAGAACAAGGGAGCTGGTGACAGTGATAGAAAGTGATAGATGTTAGGCATCTTGTATTTACAGCTGAAATGGGTCTATGCACCTAAAAATTTTGGGCGCAGTTTTTTAAATGGCCCCTCGTAGTATGCTCATGGTGATTTCTGTGTCAGCGATCTTATACACATTGTAGCACTCTCGCCTAATGGGTTTTTGACTGGGTCGGCTTCTACGGCCACCTGCATCACTGCTTAATGGCTGTAACTGTAGTTGATTGCTGGCATCATAGAGTTTTAAGACACGGGCTAGGATGATTCTATTGTGTTCAGTGACTAGGCAATGATCTCCGGGTGAGAGATTGGCTCCTGCAAGGTCTCTGTGTTGTAAGGTATGATTCATAGTAGAAAAAGAGTTTGAAGTTGAAAAAAACCAGCTGCGTAAAAAATTTGGGTGAGTTACTTATCATTTCAGGGTGGTGATTTGCTACCACTACTGTTGCTATTATACAACACTACATGCATAACCGGCCACCCCACCATGGCCACCACCTGACCTCTCAACACCTCGGCGATTGTCCCGGACCACAGCTTCGAAGATGTCCGCAACATATCTTCTGTGCTGAGTCTTCCCAATTGGGGATCTGATCGAACAGGCTCTGACCCCGCCTCAGGTTGGGATCATATGCAGTGTCTCTACGATCGTGTGTAGCGCAGCCCGTTACTGTGCTAGCGGCTACTAATATGCTGCAGATAAGCAGTGATGTTTTCATCAATGTCCTCTATGGTATCTAGTTGTGCTGCTGTCATTAGCTCACGCATGGTAACAGCACGTTGTTTATATGCGGCGGGCATGGCGTTGACCAATACCTCTACTGCTTCTACTGTGTCACAGTTCCACAACAGTGTGCAGATCTGCACGTCTTGTTTGGATAAGCCTTCCAACCGAATCATGCCACACCTCTAAGGTATTCAATCATGTTGGCCCAAGTGTTTGCAGGAACCTCTATACGTGAAGCCGGGACAGCTACACGAGTCTTCTGTGACTGTGTATACTTGCCCACTACTACCAATGACTGTTTTTGCATTTGTTTCTTTCTTCGTTGTGAATGGATTGGGTTTTACTGGTTCAAACTTACGGCCTCTCTTGTCAAATCCTTTGATGGGATTCTTGAAGTAGAAGGCTTCGGTTTCGCCCTGTTTGATATACGATACTAGATTCGTGCCATCTACAAGGTATATGTGGGCGGGGAACTGGCCCCCTGTGATCTCTCTCAGTGCTTCCATGTTAGTCGAAGTAGTGTGCGTTACGGAAACCCAATGTGCCCGCATACATGCCTAACAGGCCCAACACTGCCAACAACAACGAACCTGTGAGTTGCTCTGCATCTACGCTGGCCTCTACACCACCTACTGCACCCAGTGTGAGAAGCAGTCCTGCTATGAATACGAACATTGCTTGATTAGTTGTCATTTGTGTCTTTCTGTAAGTGTTTGTGTATGTGTTAATTATAACGCCGATTAGCCAAACTGTCAACCAAAGACCCTCCAGGGTCTAGGGTTAATCAAGTCTGCTGCCCGCATAGGCCTCAAAGCCATACTTCTCAAACACACCGGCTGCGGCACGGGCGCCTGCTTCCAGCGTGTCCACGTTCTGGCATCCAAACTTGGATGGATTCCACATCTCTAAGCCGCCTGAGTATGAAGGACGGATCCCGGTGGCCTTCAAGGCCCGGCCCAACTTGGTGTTGCCCTTGACACCGTAGATCTTCACCCAGGCAAAGCCGCATGCGAATTGATCCCTGCCGCCCAGCTCTTGGCGAAAGTATTGATCAGCTGCGGCGTGGGCAGCGAATTCAGCTTCGGCTACGATCATGGGGATCTGCTCTGGGGTTGCTGTGATAGTCATTGTTGCTCCTTTGTGTGTGTATGTGTTTATTATACGATCAAGCAGCCAATTTGTCAACCCAATAACCCTGCGTTCTTTAGGGCTATTTGAGAGTGGAACTCATTAGCAGGGATCCCGGTCTTGTCCACATAGACTTTTACCAATTGATCTCTAAGGTCTGCCCATCTTTTGAAACTGCGATAGATGGCAAATTGAAACACAGGTTGCTCCATGTCTTTTAGAAACAGTTCAAACGCTAATTCTTTGTTCTTGATCATTGCCGCTCCTTTGTTGCTATGTGTTGATTATACAACCAAAAAGCCTCTGTGTCAACCCCACGAAGTGCCCAGGCGAGTTGCAGGGTCTAGTGGTAGGGTTGACACTTTGGCAATTAGTCCACCCAGCTTTCTACCATCATCACGGGCTTTTTCAGCACACGCTTGACGAAATCCTCGGGCTCATCGTCAGTGCGCACTAACACGAATCCCATGCTTTCTACCAGGTCCACAGAGCAGATCTGAAGGTCCAAACCGGCTGCTTCAAAGGCAATGTTCATCTTTGTCAGCGCATACTTGACGCCTGCGTCAAAGGCCGCATACTCGCCATCACCAATGTCTTCTCTATCGTAGTCAAAACCCTCTTCCAGGACCTGCAAGTAGTCCTGTCCGTCTGCTACGATGAACTTACCGATCTTCTTCCAGTTGCTGGGCTTCTCTGAGTCAAAGTGGTCACAGCACTCGTTGATATCAAACGAGGCGAAGTTGTCATAATTTACTTTAGCCATTTGGTTCGCTCCTATTGCTTTGTTACTATGTGTGTATTATAACACCTTTTGGATAACCTGTCAACCACTCAGGTTATTAGTAGCTTTGGTGACTGTGACCAATGCGGTAGACTTGTGTGCCCCGGGCAACGTCTTCGTCTTCACCTTCTACTGTGTAGGCTTCTGGCAACATGATAGTTGCAAACTCGCCATAGCAGTAATAACCACTCTCGGTTACTACCAACTCTGCGTCCTGAGGCAATGCCTGCAATGCCTGGATCATCTGTGCTACTGTTATTGTCATATATCGCTCCTTCTGTGTTTCTTTGTTGCTATGTGTCTATTATATGACAGATTGGCTGGGTTGTCAACCAAATTCAAATATAACCCTAGATCGAGTAGGGTTATTCCGTAGCTTCGAAAAACAGGGGATTCAATGGCGCAGATCCCTGGGCTTGATCACGGATCCTATCTTCAGCAAACTGGATGTAGTCTGCATCAATGTCAAATCCAATGTAGTCCAAGCCCTGACGCTGCGCGGCCACAGCACTGGTTCCTGATCCCATGAATGGATCCACCAACACTCCCGACTTGACTCCGCTGAACCGTATGCACTGTTCGATTAGGGCCACGGGGAACGTGGCGGGATGACTGCCCCTGTGTAGCTCTCGATTGGCTATGGTATCATAGGGCACATACCAGCTGTTGCCCCGGCATCGCACATCTGGACGTGGTTTCTGAGCAGCCATCTTCTGTGCTAGATCAGCTGCGAGTTTGGCCTGTTCAGCAGCAGTGGCTCGACGATTGAAGTCTTTGATGTCTGTGAATCCCATCTTCTTGGCCAAGCGCCCGCGAACGCGACCGGAGTTGTCAATGTTGCAGTCCCACATGTAAGGCACTCCAACCGCCAACTTGTCACAGACCACAGCGCCGGTTTTGGTGAAGTGAAACAGATGTTCCCACGTGGGATTAGCGAATCGTGTGCTGTTGATGGGTTTGAAATGCCCAGAAGTCACGTCATTGACTGCGATGCTTTTGACCCAGGCAAAGTTGTTCTGCAGGACGAAATGTCTGCGAGCGATCATGGCCACATCCATGCCCACCCAGGGATCGATGTTGCTGTAGCCCATGTTCAACCAAAAGTGGCCTGTGTCTTTGAGGCAGTGCTTGACGGCAGCAAACACCCCGTCCAACCATTCTAGGTATTCCTGTCTGGGTTTGTTGTCCTGATAGGTGCTGTAGTCAATGCCTAGGTTGTAGGGCGGGGAAGTTGTGACCATGTCCACACTGGCTGCGGGCAGGGACAGCATGCCGGCCACGCAGTCTTGTAGGTGAATGATGTTGGTCTGCATGTGATATTTACGTGGGGTTAGTCCGCATAGATAGAAACGTGAACCGCGTTGCTGCGAAGTGTGGTCTGGCGCATGTGATCGTATCTAGGTCCACGATAGCGCACACGAACACGCTGCCCGGGACTGGCTCGTTTGACCAAGGCCCTGAAGTATTCAGCCTCAGCTATAGGAACCTGTTTGACCACGCTGAGTTCGTTGACAGGACTGCGATATTGTTGTATCATTGCTTGTTCGTCTGCGGTCAGCACAGTGAATTCCAAGAATTTGTTCATGATCTGCTCCTTGTTGTTATCCAAATGCCTTGTATAGTCCCACAAAGCCTATCAGCAGTGCTACCACGTTGACAGTGAACTGAGGTAAGTTACGCACACGCACGGTCCATGCAAGGAATGCCACTGTGCCTATGAATGCTGCGATGATGTTCCAGGGATATGCTTCAGGACCCATGGCGTTGAGCACATGCATGGCGATAATGGCCGCTGCTCCGGTCCACTGTAAGATGTCATTTGTTCTGTTCATGTGTGTATTATAACACTGATGAGCCAGATTGTCAACCAAATTAGGTGTGGCTTTTCTGCAACAGATCAGCGCCGTCCTCTTGGGCCACAACCACCTTACAGGGTGTGAGGTTTTGGGTCAATCTCTCGATCAACGTGTCTGCGTTTGATCCCTGTGCCAGGAACTGGTTATCACTCTTGCGATAAGCGAAGATCTCTGTGCCCTGTTGCTCAAGTTTGACATCAACCACTGTGCCATCCTTGGCTCCCTCATCTTCATCCGGCTGCCATTCACCTGATTGGACCTTGATCATGGCTCGGAGTAGATCCTCTTCCGTGACCTTCAAGGCTCGTAGTAGGTCACGGAATCCCTGTAGATGCACACGCTTGGCAGCCTGCCATCCTATCAAGATCCCTAGGAGAGTTGCGATGAATAGTTCTGTCATGTTCATATTTATATTATACAACCAAACGAAGAAAGTGTCAACCCCTACAGCAGCGGGGCCACCGCCCCTGTGCTGTTATGCGTGTTGCATAAACGTGTTAATAAAACATTGTCCCACGTCACAGCTAACATAAGTGTCCCCTTGCATGCCCTGCTCGCTGTAGCTTACATCGCTAGCGTCAAAGCCCTTAGCAGTTAACAGCTCTTTAAGCTCTCGCATAAACTGTTTGTCTGTGTATATAAGCCCCAGCTTGCTTGTGTCCCAAGTTGCTGTGTTAAAGCGCACACGTAGTTCGCCAAAGTCCAGCTCGTCGTTTGTGTATGCAAGTTGCAATGCTGTAATCTCTACAGCCGCTTTAGTGCTGCTCCAATAGCCGTTGCCATTTGTGTTTAGTGTTGCGTTAATTTTATACATTGTGTTTCCTTTGTTGCTTAAAAATGTATTATAGCACACTTGCGTCCAAATTGCAAGTGTGCTATATAATAACCCTTTACGCTGTAGCAGTTTGCATTATATTGCGTATCTCGTCCGCAAGCTCGCAAGCGTCGTAGCTTGCACGTCCCTCGTCTTGCATGCCCCACTCGCTAGTGTGTACTGTGTTAGCAGTAAAGCCGTGTTCCACAAGTATAGCATTTAAACGTTGTGTAAATGCTCCCTCCCAATAAAACTGTCCCATAACAGCAGTAACTTCGTCTTCGCTGTGTATGTTGCGCACTAACAGCGTTCCCATTGTCTGCGCTGTCTCATCGTTTTGCAAAGTGTCTATGTTGTAGTTAACAGCTAAGTCCCCATCGTAATAGCAAGCTTCGTCGCCGTCTTCTGCGTCGTTTACATTGCTAATAAACATAGTAATGCTCTCAACGTTAACGCCCGCACACTGCTCGTTGTCAAGTGTAATGCACAGCTCGTAGCCGCCTTCTGCTTCTGTAATATACTGTGTTGTATTTTGCATGTTTGCTCCTAGTTAAAAACATATTATAGCACACATTTGTCCAAAATGCAAGTGTGTGCGCAATAACCCTATGCGCTGTAGTGTTATGCTATAATTGTGTCGTCTAGCGCACATGCTAACGCATTAAATGCGTTTTGTATTGCAACGTGTTCGTCTAGCTCTGCTTCTTCTAGCACTGCTTGTAACTGTAACATTAAACTGTCTAATTTGCTTTTTGTATTTTGCATTGTTTGCTTTCTGTTAAAAACATATTATAGCACACATTTGTCCAAAATGCAAGTGTGTGCTATAATAACCCTACGCTTTACTCTACTACTACAATGTTGTTTGTGCGCAACATCTTGCTTGCTGTTATAATTGTGCGTTGCATTTCTGCTTCTAAATTTTCTGCAAGTAAGTCCCCACTAACGTAGTTGCATTTGCTTTGCACAGGAAAGCGCATTTTATAGCTAGTGCCTACTAACTCTTTGTGTACGTTAAACGCAATTTGCATTTTGTATGCGTTAAGTTTTTTGTTGTAAACTAGCTTTGCGTATGCTATGCATTGTGTTAACATTTTGTGTCCTTTTGTGTGTGTAAGTTGTTATTATAACGCACTTTGTCCAAAATGTCAACCAAAAAAAAGAGACCCTAGTGTTAGTAGGGTCTCTATCAAGGTTGCTGCTTACCGAGAGCGAATCGGGTTATTCAGCAACAGCTTCTGCCTTCGCGACAGTAGTTGTAGTTACCTTGGCAGCTGTGGCCGAAGGGTTCTTCTTGACTACGTAGGCTACAGCAGCTTCGATAGCTGCGTTGCCCTTGCCAAAGCCAGTGGCGATCATGTGCTGACCGATCTCCGCTTTGGTCATCTCATGTGGAAGATCCACGAGCTGCACGTCTGTGTGACCGTTCTTGGCCAGGATCTTGACACGCATGGTGTCGTTGGCGAAACGAACCTTGGTCTTGCCTTCGTATGTTGAAACGCCTGCTACTGCAAACTTTTTATCTGTTGCCATGATGTTACCTCTTTCTGTGTGTGTTAAAAATATGCCAATCATTCAGCATGTTATTAGTATAGCATACCAAATTCAAACAGTCAACCATTCATTTTACCAAATTAACCTGAATAGTGACACTCTCTTTCTCGTCAAGGGCGGTGATGAACTCATCGTCAAAGACCAGATCCTGCATGCTAAGGTCGATCATTTCTTCGACCCTAGCCATATCGGGTGTGCCGTTCCCAGCACAAACCACGTTGAATATAAACTTATACTCTCGACTCATTCTGCAATCAACTGAGCTTTTTTCTCAGCGCCATCTTTGATCCAAGCAGTGAGCTCTTCTTCGTTCTCAGCCTCGTATTCACGGATGCTTTCTGCGATACCAAAAGCCTCGTTGATCTCTGGATAGTGCTGTTCGATATCATCGGCACTCATGCCTTCGAGGCTGATCTCTTCATCATTGCCATCACCGTAGGCACCAGCGTAGCACATGCCTGATTCGTAATACATGGCGTTGACCTTGAAGCCCAACTCTTCCAACTTCACATAGGCATTCACAGGGGGAGCCCAGGCTGAATCAAAGTAGGTGTGTAGCATCTTGCCATCTGGATGCACATCAGTGCTTCCTTCACAGCCTACATCCCATTTGGTTCCCCACTCGCCTACGCAGAAGTCATACCAGTTGCCATAACCGTATTTCTCTAGATTCTCAGCGGTCTTGCGTTCCAGTTCTCTCTGCTCGTCACCGTCACCCAAGCGTCCCGCAACGATCTGCAGATCCGCTGGCACTGGAATGAACTCATTCAAGAACTCCCCACGCAACAGTGCATCCGCGGCACGAGTGATCATTGCTGGGTCTTCGTGTTCCAGTGTTAGATTGTTATTGCACCAATTAGGCATCGTCGCTCCTTAAGATGTTGTTAAAAGATTCTGCAGGTTCCGGTTGAGTGTGTCCATCTCACTCTGCTCAACATAGAAGTCTGTGCGGGGATCCCAATACTTGCCCTCTTTGGGATCGTAATACAAAACCCTACCAAGGAAGTTGAATGGGCCTTCGAGACCTGGGCGAGGACCATACTTGTCACGCATTGTATCAACTTCAAATGTCTTATAACCCATTCCGCTCTCCTTAGTATGTGTATATTATAGCATCAGTTGCTCAATTTGTCAACCGATTCGTAGTCTTTAACCATACGGTACAAAGGATCGATGATCTCCACGTGCTCAAGCTCGAAATCGTCTGTGGCCCAATCCATCCACTCTTCGGAGAACACTTCCACTTCCCCTGCCTGAAGCTGCTCACGTGCTTCTTCTTCAGTTGCTGCGTCGACCACGTAGATTTCCGATATGATGGCATTGCGCCAAAATGTGAACTTCTTCATCGGTAGTCTTTCTTATCACCGTAGAGTTCGTTGTGGGTGTAGCCTCTTTGATACTCTGCTACTTCTTCCTCAGACAACTGATCAACACGCAGACCTGAGTCGCCTCCCACACCGCCGTAGTGTGGATCACGTGATCGACCGTAGTAGGAATCGGCACTGCCACGATCAAACAGGCAACCGTGTTGCTTGCGATCGAATTGCCACCCCTTGAGGATCTTTATGATACGCTCTTGTTCTGTGTCAGACTCTAGTTTGATATACATCTTCGCTCCTTGTTATTCACTATACCTATAGTATAACATCAATCAACTAAATTGTCAACCAAAATCATACCGCCTTCATAATAGGTTTAATATACTTCTTGTTCTTCTTCAATGTGCCACACACAATCTGGATGTGTGCTTCGTCTGCCAACTCAAAAGCAATCACTGAGCGGTTGGTGTTGACTGTCTTAGCTGACCAGCCGCTTTGGCATTTGCTCAAGTCTACCAATGCAATGAACGCATGAGTGATACGACCGTTAGCATCTACCTTAAACTTCTTCAGCAGGTGCATAGGAGTCTTTTGAAAGCCATTGCCTACCCAACCATTGCCCTCTGAGAAGCTGTTCTTGTCTTCAATCAACACACCGTTCAACTCATAGTCACTACCGTCTGTGGTATGCTCAGTGAAGCTAGGTAGGACTGCTTGAATGTGACGTAGGAAGGTGTTGTTAACTGGACGGGCATAGTTCTTGGCGATCTCAACGGTCACTTGGTTCTCGTTAGCCATCTCAGCCTGGAATGTCCTACCCCATGCTGCTTCGAGCGCCGGAATCCTAACCTCGTTGATCTCTTTGACTACTGCAGGAAGGACTTGTTGGATAGCTTGGATCAGTGTGTGCATTTGTGTTCCTAATTTCTTACTATGCACATAGTATAACAAGAATTTATCACATTGTCAACCACTTTGGAAAGACCCTATTAGCGCCTGGGTTTCATCAGAGCCTGTGCCTCTTTGCGCAGTTGTCCCGCTTCCTTGTACCTGCGGTCTGCCTGCTCCTTGAGGTCAGCTGATCGTGCTTTAGCCAGCTTCCCACCACCAAACTCACGTTCAATGTAAAAGTAGATCAAGCTGTTCTTGATCATAACAGTAAGGTCACTGCCCGAGTCCTCGGGGCAGATAAAACGCACAGGGCATGAACCCCAACCGCCACTTTCTAGGAACTCTGCGTAGTATCGTCTGTGATCTTTGTTGTAAGGATCAAAGGCCACTAAGGGCCTTGCTAGGTATTCTAATCTACTCATGCTCCTTGGTAGGGACTATAGATCTCTTCGTCCTCTACATCCTTAACCCCCATGGTCTCAAGTGCACCTAAGACTAGCTCTACAGGGCACTCTAACAAAGCAGCGATCATCTTGGCACTGTGGCCTTCGATGTATAGTTCTTGGATATCGTAATCCAGATTACTCATTGCGCTCATTTAACAGTCTCCTTCATTACTTCTTGAGTTTTACCAACGGCCTTATCTACAGCAGATGCTACACCAGAGATTCCCACTGTGGCCACGAACATACCAGCGATGAATGCCAAAATGATTTTCATTAGTCTTCTCTCCATTCACGAAAGTTAGGTTTAGGATCATTGCGATGTTTGAAACGATACCACAACATCTGTGGAATCCCCATGCGCCAAGCATACATGAAGTCCATTACGATCATGCCTGCTATAAAAGCTAACAACAGTTCTATCATTACCGCTCCTTCCTTGTTAATATGTCTATATTATAACACCAATCTGCCTAGATGTCAAGACCTAGATTACACGCACACGTAAGCAGCGGGGCCTGTGGCATTTGTGCCACAACCCCTGGCACTTCAGTCTGAGTGTGGTGGTAGATCATAGTCCATAGGATCGTTAGGGAACCTAGGTGTGGTAGGGCTCATGCAGTCTCCTTCTCATAGATCACAGTCTGACCAAACGGTGCGTTGGCCTGTGTATTGCCTTTGACGATAAAGATTGTATCGCAGTAGTCCTCGTCACCCCAACCACCGCATGGGTAGCCGTCTGTGAACATAATGAACTTCTTGGGCTGGATACCGTTCTCTTCCATGAATGTCCAATTGACTTCAAAGTCTGTGCCACCGCCACCCTGTGGCTCATACTCTTCCAACTCGTGACCTTCGTCGTGTGTGATGGTCTTCCAGTTGTAGATGTCTGTGTCAAAGCACCACAAGTTAATGCGGAAGTCCTCATACTGATCCATGATGCCTTTGATCTCGCTCAAGAATGCAGTTGCATCTTCGTCACCAATAGATCCTGACATATCAATGCTGATAGCCACGTCAATGGTAGTTGCTTCTTTCATGCCCGGAAGCACCGCACCACTGTGCATACTCTTGCGATTCACACGCTGGAAGGAGTAGTCGTTGCGAACAATGCTTTGGATCTCTTGTTGCACCAACTGACGCCAGTCCATCTTGGGCTCAGTCATGTTCTTGATCATACGCATGATGCCTGCAGGAGTCTTGCCTGCACCTGCCGCCGCGGCACTTTGGATCATTGCGTCTTTGACCTCTTGCTTGATCTTCTCTGCTTCTTCTTTGGTAAGGCTAGGCTTGCCCTTGCCGTCTTTGGTCTTGTCGCCGCCAGCACCAGCACCTTCTTCTTCTTTGATGTGCTCGTCTAAGAGATCGCCCAATTGCTTGAGCAATTGATCCATAGGGATCTTCTCTGCCTGCTCATACAATTGATCGTAGATCTCTTCCCAAGCCATGCCGCGATACTTTGGATCATAGCAGATCTTAACTTCAGTGATCTTCTCACCAATGCGTTCGTCTACAAGGATCTGGTTGACAGCGTAGTCTTGTGCGATGTTCGCCAGCATACGATCTCTGCTACCGCAACGACCAAAGTGATCAAAGATAGCATGACAGATCTCATGTGCAAAGAGGAACTCTAGTTTCTTAACACTGAGCTTCTTAACGAACTCTGTGTTATACATAAAGTCACGACCGTTAGTGGCCGCAGTCGGGCACCAGTCGTCGCTTTGGATCAAACGCATACGAGTGGCCATGTTGCCAAAGAAAGGCGCTTTGAGTAGCAGTCCTACTCGTGCAGTTGTTAGTTTCTCTACGATTGGGTCCATGTGTCGCTCTCCTTAGTATGTGTATATTATAGCATCTATTTACACACCTGTCAACCAAAAAAGGTGGGCGGGCAACTCTGAGAAGCTCCCGCCCTTGCTATGGGCGAGGTCTTAATTCTCCATAGCACTCAAAACATACTTACCAAAACGCTTGTGGAACTCATCGAAGGATTTCATCTTCGTTGCATCCAAAGGCAAGTCATAATTGGTAAGTGCAGTCTTGGCACCCATCACAACCAACTCAGTTGGGAAATTGTCCATCATGTAGCGGAAGAAGCAGTCTGCCATACCATCCCAGCCCTTGGCTTTCTTCTCTGCTTGGTCTTTCAACTCATAGCACAAGGACACGGTCAATGAATACATGGCTGACACTTCTTTGATCTGCAGGTCCTTGACCTTACCGCTGAGGATGTCCTCTGCCTTAGGCAAGCGTCCTGCAATCTTACGATGAGCCATAAACTTGGTAGCCAAGCCATCGCCTACGGCACCCGCAATCAGGGTAGCCAATGTGTCGTTGTCGCAGTCATCGTCCTGCAGGAGTTCGCTGACGAACACCCAAGAGCGTGGAGTTGCGAATGACTTTGAAGGGCTCTTAGGATCAAAGTCATACAAGTCTTGCTTGGCAAAACCCACATAACCCAAGACCTCTGGATGCACCTTGTTGAGCGTAGCCCAGTCTTGGAAGTCATCAAAGTCTACCTTCATCTCCAAGTGGACGAAACGGTTAGCCAACGGAGCTGGCATACGATATGTCACACCACGGTCACCTTCGCGGTTACCAGCGGCGACCACGTCAACACCCTTAGGCAATACATAGGTGCCTACACGACGGTTCAGGATCAACTGATAGGCCGCGGCTTGCACGGCTGGGGGTGCAGAGTTCAACTCATCCAAGAAGATGATCGCAGTAGACTCTGGGTCTGTAGGCAGTTCGCTGGGAGGAGCCCAGACCATCTTGCCCTGATCAGCGTTGTAATAGGGGATACCCTTGATGTCTGTGGGTTCCCACAGGGCTAGGCGAACGTCAACCACTTCACGGCCTGCCTGCTCGCCGATCTGCTTGACAACATCACTCTTGCCAATACCGGGAGGGCCCCAAAGGAATGTAGGACGACGAGTTTGAATCGCCTTACGGATCGCCTTCATAGCACCCTTAGGGCCTACTTGACGGACGGAAATATCAGTTTGCTTTGACATAAGACCTCGCTAGTTAAAAACGGTTAAAACAATTAATCTCTCAGTATCATAAGTATAACACCAATCTGCTCAGTTGTCAACCTATGATTTTCACATAATTCAACTGTGTTGTATTATCGCCACGCTGGGCTTTGACCTTGGCCTTGATGCTGACTGTGCCCTTGAACTCCTCAGAAGCCCAAAAGTCCACAAAGCTCTCACCCATACGGGCCGTGACACGCCACTTGCCATAGTTCTGGTTCCAGTAGCATTTGACCACTTCGATGTCCCCCTGGATGCGATCACCTACAGCAGCAGCAAGCTGGGTGCTGAACCTGATCTCAGTTGTGAGTTCTTTCTTGGATTGATCTCGCAGCATAGCAGCTGGCAAGCATGAGACCACAGCGAAATCATACATATCGCGCCCTGTGAACTCATCCTTTTGGGCGATCTTCAGGGCCTGACGTTCGAAGTCGTTGATCTGGCCTGCGATCTCTTTGAGTAGAAAGCCGTTGAAGTAGTTGCGAACCTCACGACCCCTTTCGATATCTGCAGCTGTGATCAGTGAGAAGGTGTTACTGCGGAGCCAATCCTTGACCATCTGCTTGTTGGCCTGCTTCTCGATCACATCTAGGTTTTGAGCGTATACAGGCTCTTTGAGATAGCCCCCGTTGATACGATCTGCAGCTACCGCGGCACCCCATACTTGATCTGCTGTGAATTGCATATTCGCTCCTTAGCGTGAAGTGTCGTATACTTGGTACTTGCCTTCTGCATCGTAGTACCAAACACCGTTGATTAGATAATAGCCACGCTTACGGAAAAGTGTTGCGTAGTATTTTTCGTAATTAAATGCCATTTGCGTCGCTCCTTGTTACTATGTGTCTATTATAGCACTATGTATCCAATCTGTCAACCTCTTTTGGAGAGTGCCGGCCAAAGAAAAAGGGTGTTGTATTTCTACAACACCCTCCAAAGACGCCCCGGGAGCGAATCGGCTTGTCTTTGAAACCCTAATTAAAGAGTGATGCCCAATGCCTTGGCCTTGTAGCCTAGAGCAACGATTTCACGGCTTGGCTGGCCCATGACGTATTCTGTGACAGTCACGCCATTGCCTGCTGTGCGTTGGTTAGCATAAACAGCATAACCATTCTGCTTGATGCGGCTGACTTCTGCTGACAGGTTGCCTACACCCATTTTACGAGCTTGAGCTGCTGTAAGAGCTGCACCATTGTAGAGTGCGTTGAAGACCTTGAAAGTCTTTGTTTCTGGATTGAAACGTTTCATGTTTAAGTTTCCTTTGTTGTTGAGCTGAACTTCATCAGCGTTTTATTATAATAACAGAACGCTGATCTAAGGTCAAGCTCAATCCTTCCGTTTTACAGACACATTCGCTCGAAAGAACGTGCCCAAGATAACCACAGCACACCATGTCCAAAATGTGAACTGGATAGCCAGCACAGGGAACAGAGTATTCAGGGCCCAAATCACCAACCAGGGTCCAATGGCCAATAGCAGGATGATCAGTGCTATGGCCACGGTGACCTTTACGATACTATCAAACATTTTCAATCTCCTCGAGTTCTTGTAGCCGTTTCAGCTCTGCGATCTCTGCATCAATGGCCTTGGTGTTGTTCTTGAGGTTAGAGCTTCCTTTCTTGTAGACCACCCAATAGTGATCTGCACAATAGCTCTTGCCCTCAAGATTCTTTTGTCCACACATGGTGTAGGGCCACTGTCGTTGCTCTGACCCTATGTATTGGCACTCACTCATATTAGGCCATGCCCTTCATAACAGTGACCTTGGCCATGTTCTGCCAGTTAGTAGGGAAGCTCTTCTTCAAGTCTGCACACTTCAAAACAGTTCGCAGGCTCAGCTCTCGCATATGGCTACGGTTCTCAAGGATGAAGTCCACGATCTCGTCCTTGGCAACATCCTCAAGCTCATAGGAGTCCAACATGCCGTCTTTGACGATCTGCTTGATACGCAGAACCTTCTCACGGTCTGTGTCCATGCGCAGATCGATGAAGTGACAGCGTGACTCTAGGGCCGCCAAGTGCTCCTGCAGTTTCTTAGAGCGAACATTCTCAAACTTCAAGTTGGTGATAAAGATAGCACCGCCCTTGAAATCAAACTTGTCAGGCACTCCTTCTGAGCGTAGCACACGGCTGTCAGTGTTCCACGAAATGGTACGCTTCTTTGAAGTGTCCAAAGCGGCCTTGAGAATGTTAAGTGCAACGTCGTCCAAAAGGATTGAGTCGCAGTCATCGAACACAATGATGTTCTTGGGATCACTGTATTTGTAGAGCTTGCTATACAGGCCAATGGCACTCATAGCACCCTTGACGATCTCATACTTGGGCTTGCGCTGTCCCATGAGATCGAACAGGTCATCTTTGGCTAGAACTTCTTCAACACCAAAGCTCTTGCCCACACCTGGAGGGCCTGTGACGATCATAGCACGAACGTCACCAGTCTTGACTGCTTTGGTCATGTCCTTGAGGATCTCAAAGCGCAGTCTAGTGCGCTCGATGATCTGCTCATCAGTTTCGTCTGCGACAGCAGAGTCTGGCACTTTGACCTGCGTAAAGTCTGTAACAGTAGCATCGTTCTTGCCAGCCTTAGCGGGTTTAGCCAGAGCCTGCAACATGGTAACGCCTGCTGGAGCCGCCATGGTAGCAATGTCACTTTGGTTGCACCAGACCTTGCAGGTCTCGCCGCCACCCTTGATGTTGTAGCCTGAGCGAGCCTTGATGTAGCCTTCCCAACCGTTGTTGGCTTCTGTGACAAAGTCCCCAACCATATCCAGTTCAATGCCGGGATAGATCTGATTGCTTTTGGCGCCGTATTGGCCTTGGCTTAGTGTGATACGCATGGATTTCGCTCCTGTGTGTGTTGTTAACATAGTCTCTATTATGCACTCAAACAGGGGAGTTGTCAACCCCTGTTTGTGGCCTGTTGTTTTTATGCCACATCTGCTGCTTCTATCGCAGCAATTGCGTCTTTGAGTGCAACCAAACCGTTCTTGATCAAGCCCTCAGTGTCGTATACGCAACCCGCATACCATACTCCATCCCGCATGACATAGTAGTATTCACCATAGCAACCCTGGACCTGATCAAGGAACTCTTCGAATGAGTGTGCCACTGCCCAGGGAGTGCTGTTAACAAACTCTTCAACGTCCTCACCCTCAGCTTCCCGATCCTCGTAGAAGTTCATCTCAGCTAGAGTCTCTTTGACGCCCGAATTGTCCCCACGTGCAATCAACTCATTTGCTGCTGTGGAATCATAGTGGGCCTGCAGGATGCGGCCTGTGTAGTCTAGATAGCCATCATAGTGACAGTAGACGCTTTTGCAGACATCGCCATGCATGACTGCTACTCTTGATCGTGTGCCCATTATGCAATCTCCTCTGAATATTCGTAGAATGTAACTGACGGATCCAACTTCTTCAACTGCTTGGCAGCTGTCATCAATTCCTTGTAGCGGCGTTGTACCTCTGCTCTAGGCAGCTCTCCGTCGCATGTTAGGTTTTCTGGACTTAGTGCAGAGTCAATCATGTCCGCTACACGTTGACGCCCTTGGCGTGTAGCGATCTCGTATTGCTCGCCCTGGAAGAATGAGTTCCAGTGATTCTTCTGCTCTATAAACTTCTCTAATGCTTTCATAGTTCGCTCCTATGTTTGTTAGTGTAAGTGTCTATTATAGCATCAAGCTGCTGCTTTGTCAACCTTCCAGCCAACAATCCCTGGCCTGCTCTGTGGTTATTGTTTGCCCACCAATGTAGTCACCGTGGAACCCTGCCTTGTTCTCTAGGACCAGAGCGTGCCCCATGTAGCTGCTCTTGATCTCTATGATCTGCCCACATTGTTCAACATCAGCCTTGAAGCCCACCCAGTCCCCAACCTTGACGGTCCTGCCTTCTACCTGTGCCATGCTGGGTCTCCTTAGGCTGGTTCAAACAATTTTTGGAATTCTGCTTTGACTCTAAAGTAGGCCCTAAGCTCTGCCAGGGTGAACTCTTCTGAGTTAGCATCAATGTAGATCATGGTCTCCAGCATGCCTGTATTCAAACGGGCTTTGATGCCTTCGATAACGTTAATGTCTTCTGTAATCATATCGCTCCTTGTTAACATGTGTGTATTATAGCAGTGTTTTGCCACTCTGTCAATCAGTCCCCACGAACATCCGTGTTCAGCGTAGGGTTAATTGCGCGACGTAGTTCTACCTCACGCTTGTGGGCAGCGGCCTTGCCTCGCAGTGTTTCGTGAACTAGTACTTCGATCTCGCTCTTGTCGTTGAGACCACGCAGGGCCCGGCAAAGCAGCCAGTCCTTGTTCTCACGTTTGGCACGATAGAAGTGCTTGGCTGCACGAGCAAGAACTGACTTATTAATAGTAGTCTCTGTTTTGGCAGTGACTCCTATGTAGTTGTCTCCGTTGACACGTAGCTCATAGATGATATGAGTGCGGTCAACACGTTTCTTGCGGGTGGGCTTTTCTAAGTTCATGTTATAATTATAGCACCTTTTCACCAAAGTGTCAACCAAAATCTTCTGTGTTGTAGATGTAGAGCTCAACACGGCCAGCATCAAACTTCACAAGGTCTGCTCTGAGCAGCTCAGCCAGCTGCTGTCTCTGTGCTGCTGTGAGGGAAGATAAGAATTGTTCTTGCTGTTCAAACAGTCGCACTCTCTGCTCTAGGTCTGGCATAGCTGCTCCTCTCAGTAAAAGCATAGTATACAGCCACAGAGCCAAAATGTCAACCAAAAGGCAAAAGACCCTATAACCCTAAGGGTTCCTGGGTTTCTCAGTATCTCGCTGCGGTCTAAGGGTTCATGGTGACCCACTGGAATGCTAGGTATACAGCTACAGCGCAGCACAGCCACACTCCCACACGCTGCGCAGGCCACAGTGTGCGATACCAACGTTTGACGCCATCAAAGGGATCCATGGGGTTCGGATGCTGATACATGCTACTACTCTCTCTGCTGCTGCGCAGCTGTTAACGTGGCCAGCCCTAGAGGATTCGAACCTCTGACCTACAGCTTAGAAGGCTGTTGCTCTATCCAACTGAGCTAAGGGCTGCTGTGTGGTGGGCCCCCCGAGAGTCGAACTCGGCACCAATGGATTATGAGTCCACTGCTCTAACCAACATGAGCTAGAGGCCCCAAACTTGTTACAACTCTCGATATCCTCTCAAGAGTTCCGCTTCGGTGTCTGCTGCTTGACGTGATCCCGCAGCTACGAACCTGTGAAGATCCTCCATGCGTTCCTGGAATATCTCTGGTGCCCCCTCTGCTGCACGTTGCATGTCCCAGGTGTTGGGATAGTGTCGCAGCAATGATCGTGCTTCTTCACGAACTGCCTTGGGCACACGTGGGTATTCTCCGGCACTTAACCTAATGAGAAACTCCATGGTATTCTTGACTGCACGATATCTTTCATCTGGTAATGTCATTTCTCTGCTCCTAGCTAGTGCTCGTTTCTTAAGCATGTGTATATTATACGATACTTTTAACAGCGTGTCAATGGTTTTTGGCTATTCTAGTATATACAGCAGCGGGGCCTATGCCAACAGATCACCTAGCTCAAGCGTTATTGGCGTATGAATAGACTGTTCTATCTCAGTGTAAGAGAAAGCTGGCAGCAAGACCACTGTATAGATATGGTAGCACGTAGACTCAGAGTTGATCACGCCGCTGTATATGACATCATACACACATACTACAAGCTAGTGTCTAGCACTATGACACCATAACCCCTGCAGCGGGGCCACTGTATACCAGTCGGTATCCAGTTAAAAACGCTGATTCCATGGTGGAAGAATGGTTCAAACGGTTCAAACGAGACTGATCCTAGGGTAGAATCCATAGTGTTACAAGAGTCAAGACCGGTGGTTGGAG